GTCGTGCGGAAAAGCTGAATGATCGCCGTGCTGGTCATTGTGGCGTTCTTGGTGGTGATCGGCTTGGTCAGCACGACGCGCGCCTACTTCGACATCGACGATCTGTAGGAGGGCCGCATGGCGCTGATCAGTGTCCGCGAGGTGGTCACCGATCCGGACTTCCTCGACCCCGTGGTGGTGAAGCGACAGGTCCAGTCGGTGGACGATGATGGCGTCGCGGTGATCTATGAGACGTCGTTCAACATCTTCGCGTCGATCCAGTCGATATCGGACAACCTGACGGTGACCGGCGATCTGGCGCGCACCGAGGCAACCTACGAGATTATCACCGTGTTCCCGCTGCTGACCGCGACGGACAGCACGGCGGCCGATGAAGTGCTGTGGGACGGCCACCGATTCACCGTCACCACCATTGGCCGCTTCGGCAATTGGGCCGGCACGTCAGGTCATTACGAGGGGACTATGACGTTGAAGCCGACGGTGCCACACACCAGCGTCCCGAGCTTTTCGGACCCCGCGACGGAGGAACATCTATGAGCGACAACCTGCCGACCGAGATCAGCGTCGATACGCAGGCCAGCGTGGCCGGCCGCGTGCGCGCGGTGGTCGATCTCGATGACCCGGTCACGCAGTTGCGTGAGCACTGCAAGCGCTTCATCGAGGGCGCCAATCTGACGAGCCACGCGCGCATGATGGCGCTGCCGAAGATGGACGAGATGATCTTCTGGATAAGGTCTGGATCGAATCGAGGGTAACATGAGCCTGCTTCTGATCGTCATCGTCATCGTGCTGCTGTTCGGCGGCCTGGGCGGTGGATACTATGGCTACCGGGGCGGCTACTACGGCACCGGCGGCTTTGGCGGTCTCGGCCTGATCGTAATCGTCTTGGTGCTGATCCTGCTGTTCGGCGGCGGGCGCATCTGGTGAGCGGCAACACCTCGGCGACCGGCGGCTTCATTGTCGATCGGCCGCCACTGCCGATCACCGGCGAGCAGGTCACCCGCGCCTTGCAGAAGACCGTGATGGCGCTCACCGGGCTGCCGGGCACGCTGGTGCGACCGCGCTGGCAGCCCATGCCGCCATCGCAGCCGCAGGCGGACGTCACATGGGCCTCGGTGGGCGTCACGCAGGTCGAGACCGACGATTACCCATCCATTGTCCATGACGGCGCAGGGACCTTCCCTGGCGCCACCGCGCCGGGGATCGACCGCATGGTGCGGCACTCCACCCTGACCGCGCTGGTAACCTTTTACGGCCCCACGGCGGAGACCCTGGCGGCGAGCTTCCGCGACGGCCTCTACATGCCGCAGAACTGGGAGCCGCTGGCGCCGTTCGGACTGAAGCTGCGCGAAGTGCGCGATCTGGCGCGCGCGCCGGAGTTCGTCGCGCAGCAATGGATCGACCGGTTCGATGTTCAGGTCATGCTGCGCCAGCAGACCGATCGGGTGTATCCGATCTACAACCTCGACGGCGCCGACGTGATCCTGCATCGGCCGCCCGATCCCGACACCACGATCACCGTGCGCCCGATCCCGGTGATCAATCCCCTTTAGGTTCGACCCTCACCACAGGAGTCCACAATCATGCCCGGCTTGTCCGTGTCCGATGTCGTGTCGGTCGAAGTCAATCTGTCTCCCACCGCGACGCCGCTGCGCAACTTCGGCGCGCTATGTCTGGCCGGATCGTCGCCGGTCATCGACCCGCAGGAGCGCATCCGCGCCTACACCACGCTCGACGGGGTGGCGGCGGACTTCGGCAGCGCCGCGCCGGAATACCTCGCCGCCGACCTGTTCTTCGCGCAGAACCCCAAGCCGTCGCTGCTCTATGTCGGTCGCTTCGCGCAGAACCCGACGCATGGCGTGCTGCATGGTGGCATCATGTCGGGCTTGCAGCGCGCCACCGCGCTCGCGCAACTGAAGTCGGTTATCAACGGCACGATGGGCATCACCATCGACGGCACCGACCGCGTCGTCTCGGCCTCGCCAGCCGTGCTGATCGGCGGCGCGTTCACCGCGACGGATCAGACGACGCTGGCCACGCTGCTGCGCGCCACGCTCGACGGCGGCTTCGACATCACCATCGACGGCGCGGTGGTCCCGGTCAGCGCGCTCGACTTCAGCGGGATCGACGCCGCCGATGACGCGCAGGCCATGCAGGATGCGGCGGCGGTGATCGCCAGCGCCATCGTGGCCACTGGCACATGCGCCTATGTCGAGACCAGCGGGACGTTCCAAATCCGCTCGGCGACCACCGGCACCGCCTCGACCATCACCTATGCCGTGCCGCCAGCCGCCGGCACCGATCTGAGCGGCGAGCTTCGCCTGACCGCAGCGACCGGCGCATTGGCACCGATGGACGGCAAGACCGGCATGGACTTTACCGGGGTCACCAATCTCAATGGCGCGGCGACGATCCTGAACAACGCGCTGGTCGGCGGCGCCTGCTGGTTCGACGGCGCGCGATTCCACATCGCGTCGCTCTCGCAGGGGCCGGCCTCGACGGTCGGCTACGCGCACGCGGCCGGCACCGGGGTGGATATCTCCGGCATCATGCGGCTGACGCAGGCGACCGGTGCGGCGGCGCCGGTCGATGGCATGGCGGCGGAGACGCCGCTGGCGGCGGCGGTGGCGCTGCGCGCGCATCCCGAATGGTATGGTCTTCAGTTCGCCTTGCAGTCGGACATCACGCAGGATGACTACGTCGCGGTGGCGAGCTTCATCGAGGCGTGCGATCCGATCAGCATTTTCGGTTACACGACGCAGAACAGCGAAGTGCTCGACCCGACGGTGACGACCGACATCGCGTCGGAGATGAAGTCGCTTAACCTGCGTCGCACCTTCGGGCAGTATTCCTCATACTCGCCCTACGCATCGGCGTCGGCGTTCGGTCGCGCGTTCACCGTGGATTTCGAGGCGTCGGATACGGTGATCACGCTGAATTTCAAGCAAGAGCCTCTGGTGGTCGGCGAGACGCTGAGCGAAAACCAAGCGCGCGCGCTGCAAGCGAAGAACTGCAATGTGTTCGTCTTCTACTCCAACGACGTGGCGATCTTGCAGGAAGGCGTGATGGCGTCGAGCATGTGGTTTGATGTGACGCATGGCACGGACTGGCTGGCGAATCGCATTCAGACCGACATCTTCAACGCGCTTTACACCGCGCCGGCGAAAATCCCGCAGACCAATGCGGGGATGCACATCCTGACCACGGTCACGACCAATGCGCTCGATCAGGGCGTGACCAACGGGCTGATCGCGGCGGGGCAGTGGAACGCGCCGGGCTTCGGGCAATTGTCCTACGGCCAGATGCTGCCGACCGGATACTACGTCTGGGCGCCGAGGATCGAGACGCAGCCGCAGTCGATCCGCGAGCAGCGTATCGCGCCGACCATACAGTGTGCGGTCAAGCTGGCCGGCGCTATCCACAAGGCGGACGTGATCGTCAACGTCAATCAGTGAACGGTCACGCGACGCAGCGCAGCGATGGGCGTATAGGCCATCGCATTCGTTCAAGAGAGCAAAGGAGACTTCATGGCAAGAGTTCAGATCACCGGTGGCGTATTGGAGGTCGAGGGCATGGGTGGCCCGGTGGACCCCGGCTATGGCGGCGGCATTGGCGCCGGTCGCCCCGACAACAGCTTGCCGCCGGGCTTTCCGCCCATCGGCTCGACCCTGCCTGAGCCGCCGCCGGGCGTGTGGCCGCCGCTGACCGGCTGGGCACCTATCCAGCCGGCGCCGCCCGGCACGCCGCCCGGCAGCATCTGGCCGCCGATCGGCCGCCCTGACCGCCCTGGCAATGCGCTGCCGACGCCTCCGGGCCGGCCGCCGCAGGTCGGCGGTGGTCCTGCCGATCCCGTTGGCCGCCCGCCGCAGGTCGGCGGTGGTCCCGCCACGCCTCCGGGCCGGCCTGACGCTGGGCTGCCGCCTTCACCGGGCCGGCCTGACGCTGGTCTGCCGCCGCAGCCGGGGCATCCCGACGCCGGTCTGCCTGTCCAGCCGGGGCATCCGGGTGGCGGACCCGTGCCGCCGCAGGGCAGCACCAAGCCGCCGTCAGGGGTTTATTACATCGTCGCCGGGATTCCCGGTGTCGGCTGGCGCTACGTGGCGGTGGACCCGAGCCTTGAGGCTGGTATGCCGCTGCCAGAAGGCCCGCCAGGGCACGTCAGCGGGCAGCCGATCCCGAACCCGCCGGGGCATGTCAGCGGGCAGCCGGTGCCACCAGCCGGCGCGCCGCCGACTGTGAGCAACCCCGTCGCTCCGACGCCAGAGCCGCGCGGGCGATAACGCCCACAGAAAATGCGCCCGCAGCAATTCGATGTGCTGCGGGCGTGTTTCATTCTGCTTGCCTTCATTCTCGGCACGCAGATCGTCATCACCGCCGTCGGCGGCTTCTTTTGTTTCTATTTCTTCCTGAGTGGTCGCGCCGAGATCGGCGCCTGTTCAGGGTTCACCTCGCAGGCGCGCGAGATATGGGCGGAAGCCCTGGCAGTCGTGCTGGCGCTGCTGCTGGCGGCGAGCAGGCCGCCTACCCCTCCGGACGAGGGGACGCCGCCTGACAATCGGGACAGTGCTTAACGCGCCGGTCGCTCGGCGCGGCAAACCAGAACCGGCAGCGCGTGCAGCGCACTTTGGTCATCCCTGGCGGCGGGTCCCATGGCTGGGCGTTCTCCGCCCGCGCGGCCGTGAGACTGCGCCGGCCCGGCACTGATGGCGAGGGATTCCCCGCCCACCCGAGCCGCTGACGCTTCTTCATCACTGCCGAATATTCAAAGCCCATGCGATCGGCGATTGCCCGATCGTGCAGCCCGGCGGTGAGCAACTGACGCAATTGCTTCACCCGCACGTCGTTCCATGGCGTGCGCCTGAGAGCCATCACCTATCCAGCACAAGGAGACACTGAGGTGGCAACCTACAGCTTCATGGACGTGACCGCGACCATCGTCGGGCCGGGCGGCGCGTTCTCACTAGGCTACGGCTCGTGCAATGCCGAGGAAGGCATCACGATCGCCATGACCGAGAACAAGAACACCATGTCGGTCGGCGCGGATGGCTGCGTGATGCACTCGCTGCATGCCGGCAACGGCGGCACCGTCACCATCCGCTTCCTGAAGACGTCGGGCACCAACAAGATGCTGTCGGAAATGCTCGACCTGCAACGGGTTTCCAGCGCGCTCTGGGGAAACAATACGATCGTCATCTCGGACGTCGCGCGCGGCGATCAGATCACATGCACCAATGTCGCTTTCCAGCGCTGGCCGAATGTTTCCTACGGCAAGGACGGCGGCACACAGGAGTGGGTGTTCGACGCCGGTCAGGTCAACGGAATCCTCGGCGACGGCGCTACCGGAGTATAAAGCCCATGGCTGAATTCGAGACCGGCGGTCAGTATTACCGCACGGAAAAGATGTCCGCGCGCGACCAGTTGCATCTACTGCGCGGCCTCGGCCCGCTATTCGCGCCGATGGCACGCGCGGCGATGCTGGAAGTGAGCGGCGACGAAGCGACGCGGCGGCTGGACATGATGATTCCGTTCTTTGAGGCGTTCTCAAGGATGGAGCAGCGCGACGTCGATACCCTGGTCAATCGCTGCCTCGCCGTGGTGCGTCGTCGCGTGTCGGGTGGCAATGGCACAAGCCAGTATGGGCCACCGATGTTCACTGGTCAGCGCGACCAATACGAAGACCTGAGCCTCGGCGATCTGATGACGATCTGCTGGGAGGTAGTTCAAGAGAACCTGGGGGGTTTTTTCGCTACCGGAGCCGCACCGGCACCAGGGATTATCCCGCCCTCTCCGCCCTTCGCGATGCCGACGTCGAACTCATGAACATGGAAGACGACGAGGGATTTCTGATGGGGCCGGTGCTGAACGGCATGTGCCGCATGGAAAGCCTGCTCGACGGCACGCTCGATCTTGAGCACATCGCATGGGCGAATGATGCGCTGGCGGTGCGCGAGGAAAACAAGGCGCGCCAGATGCGCGCGATGGAAGACCGCCAGCGCGGCGGCGGTGGCATTCCCATGTCGCCGCGTCCGAGGGCGATACCGTGAGCGGACGCGGGCCGATCATCGAGCCGCCGCCCGATCCAGGGCCGCCCATCGGTCTGCCACCACCGACCATCGAGCCACCGAGCGCGCCGCCGCTGATCGGTGCCAAGCCGCCCGCAACGCCATCGACCGCGCCGGCCAACGTCACATCGGTCAGCCGGCCGACCGACGGCATACCGCAGAGCGGCGCGCAGCTTTGGATGCGCAAGTGGCACCTGACCGTCGGACCAGCGTCGGGCGAGACCAACAAGGCGATCGATCTGTCGTTGCTGGATTTCGAGTTCGACGTGCAGCAAGAGCAGAACACGCCGCCGTGGTATGCCCACATCAAGGTGTGGAATCCCGGCCAGAGCATGATCCAGAAGCTGGCCGCGAAGGAGCTTACGCACGTCCTGCTGGAAGCCGGATACCAGTCGCCATCGCGCCAATATGGTCGGCTGTTTACCGGACAGATCAACTACTTCAAGCAGGGCCGGCAGAGCGGCACCGACCATTTCGTCGAGCTATATGCCAGCACCTTCGACATGGCGACCAACGCAGCGGTGGTCAACACATGGCTGCCCGCCGGGCACCAAGCGATCGATTCCATCAAGGCGGCAGTGACGGCGATGTCACCCTACGGCGTCGTGCTCGGCCAAGTTCCCGACGATCTCGACGCCGCCAAGTCGCCGCGCGGGCGCACGCTGTTCGGCATGGCGCGCGACATCCTGCGCGACATCGAGCGCACCGAGGAAGCGCACTTCTTCATCGACCTTGACGGCAAGCTGCACCTTCTGCGCGACGGCGACGTGCTGAACATGGGGTCACAGATCGTGCCCATCCTGAACGCGCATACCGGGCTGATCGACGTGCCGACGCGCACCATGGAGGGCGCGGTCGAGGTGGTGTGCCTGCTCAATCCGGCGATCACGCCGGGCATGCAAATCCGCCTGAACAACGCTGACGTCTTCGGTTACACCGAGGTCAACAATGACGCGATGATCGACGACGCGCAAAAATTCGCCTTCGCTCAGTCGATCAAGCACGACGATGGATATTATCCGGTGGGCAGCGTGCGCCATCAGGGACAGAACCGGGGCAATCCCTGGTATTCCCACATCGTCACGCAAAAGGCGCTGCAAGGCATGGGTCTCAGGACGAGCATCGCCTAGATGGCACAGGTCCTTGAGGAATTCCTTGTCAATGTAAAATACGCGATCGACTCGCCTAGCCAGCAGACGTTCTTCGATGCGCTGAAGCGTGTCGCTTCATCGGTCGCCGGCCTCGCCGGCGAGATCACCGGGCTGGGTGTCGCGCTGCTGACGCTGTCGGAGAAGATGGCGGCGGCTGGCGAGAAACTATACTGGTCGTCGCAGCGTATCGGCAATTCCGTCACCGAGGTGCAAAACATGGCGTTTGCCATGTCGAACCTCGGCATGTCCGCCGACGCGGCCATGAGCGGGATCGAGCGGTTCAGTTCGTGGACCAGCAATATGGGTCCGGCGGCGACCAGCTACCTGCGCACGCTCGGCGTCACCGCGACCGACACGGTCGGACGCATGCGCCAGCTTGGCGAGTATTTCCGCTCGCAGGGTGGCACCGCCGACAAGATGGGCACGCTGGAATACGCCCTGGCGATACGTCGCGCTCAGCTTATGGGCATCGACGAAAACACCATGCTTGCCCTGAGCAGCGGCAAGATGGAGCAGGGCATTCAGCAGGCTGGGCTGGTGCAGCGTCTGGTGTGGGGCAAGGACTGGCAGAAGGGGCCAGACAAGTTCGCCGAGCAGTCGCAGAAGGTGATGAATCAGTTCCGCGAGATGGGGCTGATCTTCCAGAACCTAGCGCAGTGGTTTGGTCTTGGGCTGTTCACCAAGATCATGCCGGATTTGGAGGACATCAACCGGCTGCTGATCCGGATGATGCCGGACATCAAGGAATTCCTGGCGCATCTGATCGACCACGCGCCTGCTCTGCTGCATTTCCTTGAAGGTGCGATCAAGGGCTTCGATGTGCTCGTCAAGCTGGGCAGCGTGGCGATCGAGACATTCGACAAGCTGCCCGTCGCGCTACAGCGCGCGGCGGAAGCCTTCCTGCTGTTGCCGAAGGCGTTTGAGTTGCTGAGATCGCCGATGTTCTGGATTCTCGGCGGCCTCACGGCGTTGCTGCTGCTGCTCGACGATTATCAGGGCTGGCAGAGGGATCAGGAAGACAAGACCGGCAAGACCAAAACGTCCAACTTCGATTGGGGCGGCGCCGACAAGATGTTCAAGGGCATCGGCGAGGCGCTGGAGCCGCTGAACAAGATACGCAAGGAACTGGATTATTGGTTCTGCTGTCTGACCGGCATCAACGGGCTGTTCACCACGATCGCCGCGACGCTTGGGCTGATCCTTGTGAAGATGGCGGTGACCAAGGGCTTTTCCGTGGTCGGCCGACTGCTCGGTGGCCTGCTCGGTATCGGTGGCGGCGGAGCGGCGGGTGCCGCTTGGGGTGAATCCTTCCTCTGGGCGCTGGGCCGCACCATCCTGACGCGGTTCTGGCCGGTCGCCATAGCGATCGGCTGGTATGAGATGCTGGCGCACGGGTTCGACTATCTGTTCGGCAAAGTCTCGACGCCGCAGCGCGCCGATGGACCGCATCCCGGCGACAGCGACGCCAATCTTTCCGGGCGCGGTGGCGGCGCCAATCGCGAGGGCATGAATCCGCGCGAGACGCCGACGCATCAGGGCAATGTGCGCGGCGGTGGCGGCCCCGCCAGCCAGCGCGGCCAAGCCGGCGCGAGCTTTGGCGAGTGGGTCCGCCGCAAGTGGCATGAGGCGTTCCCCAACGCGCCGATCGCCATGCCAAAGGGCGAGCAGCACAGCAGCCTGAACCCCGACGGCAGCTATAAGACCGCCTCGATCGGCGATGACTGGAATGTGCCGGCGGGCTTTGGTGGGGCGACCGCCAGCGCCAACGAGAGCGACCGCTTCTTCGACATGCTGCGGCTGGGCTTCGACGTCGCGAACGAGAAGCTGGGCAACATCTTCGACACGCTGACCGATATGGCGGAAGCGATGGGCGCCGGCCACGGCAATCGTGACGCCAGCGGCGCTGCCGGCGGAGGTGGTGATGGCGGTGGTGACTCGACCTTTGGGCCAATGCTCGGGCCGCACGCCTCACCGGAGGAACAAGAGGCGCGGCTGAAGCAGATCATGCACCGCGAGTCGGGCGGCCAGAACATCCTGAACCGGATGGGACCCGGAGGGACGCCGGCCAGCACCGCGTCAGGTTACTGGCAGATGATCGACAGCACTTGGCTGTGGGCGGCGCAGCGCGCCGGCATCGACACAAGGCGCTACCCACGCGCCATCAGCGCGCCGTTCGAACTGCAACACCGGGCCGCCCTGGCGCTCATGGATGCGCAGGGCGAGCGGCCATGGGCTGCCAGCGCCCCACACCTGTCGCATCAGCCGATCGGCGGCGGCGTCGATGCCGGCGCGGTGCTGCGCGAGCGCCATCGCCAGTCGAGCAATGGCGGCAACCTGGGTGGCGTGCACAGTCAGGTCTCGCTTTACATCACCGCGCCGAACCCCGCCTCGGCCGCAGCACAGACCATCGAGGCGCAGAACCGCGTGTTTGAACACCATGTCCGCTTCGCCAAGGGAACGCTTCTGGCATGAGCGGCGCACTGCTGAACACCGGCCTGCGCGCGGTCACCAGCGTCGCCGGCATCGGCACCGAACTGCTGAGCGCCACCGGCCTGATGCCGGCGATGTTCAAAGCGCCGCGCAAGATCGGCACCATCATCCCCGACGTCACCATCGAGGAATCCCACTCCGACCGCCTGACCGTGACGCAGCATCCGGTGGCAAGCGGCTCGCAGATCGCCGATCACGCCTATAAGATGCCCGCGACCATCACCATGCGCGTCGGCTTCTCCAATTCCAGCGTGATCAGCGCTGGCGTGCAGGGCTTCATGCAGGGCGGCGGGTTCAGCGACCTGTCGGGCGGGCTTACCGGCGCCGGCAAGGGCTTGCTGTCGTCCTTCACCGAGGAACGGGTCAGCGACATCTATCGCCAGTTGCTGAAATTGCAGTTCGACGAGACCGCGTGGCAAAAGGGCGAGGTCGCGCTTCAGCCGTTCACGCTGATCACCGGCAAGCGCACTTACAAGACGGTGGTGATCACCGAGCTTTCGGTGCGAACCGACCACACCACCGAATGGTCGCTGATGGTCGAATGCCACATGCAGGAAGTGGTCTTCGTCACCACGTCGCAGACGACGCAGCCGGCGCAATCCGATCAAGTGAAGAAGGAGCAGACCGCGTCACCGACCGATCAGCCGGACAAGACGGCGCAGCCGACGGCGCCGACCGGGCCGCAGTCCACCATGTTGGGCGGCCTGCTTGGGGTGCGGAAGTAATGCCGAGCTTCTACGAAATCCCGCTGTCCGGCTCGCCGCAGCGCTTCGCGATCACCGTGCCGACGGAGGCTGGCGTGCCGGGTCCTGCGGCGCGCTACACCATGACGTTTCAGTATCGCGCGGCCGATCCCGCGACGGCTGGCGGCTGCGGCTGGACGCTCGACATCGCCGATCAATCCGGCAATCCGCTGGTCTGCGGCATCCCGCTGGTCACCGGCGCAGACCTGCTCGGGCAATTCGCCTATCTCAATCTCGGCGGCCATCTGGTGGTGGTCTCGGAGGGCATACCGGATGCCGTGCCGAGCTTCGCCAACCTCGGCTCGGGGTCGCATTTATACTGGGTTGTGTTTCCGTAACAAAGTGAAGTTAAACGCCTCTTGCTGTGTGGTAGATCGTCCTCTGTAGAAGCGACTTTTCACGGTGTTGTAACTGATCCCTGCGGCGGCGCACGCATCTAGGCAACACAGGCGCTGGCCTTTGTAGATGATCCAGATGTTGCTACGCCTGTTGCGGCACTGCTCACCCATCGTGGCCCAACGGCAATTCTTCGGTGTGTAGTTTCCTCTGTTGTTCTTACGTTCAAGCGTGAGGCCATCAGGACGCTCGCCCATGTCGGCGAAGAAATTCTCGAAGGATGACCACCGTTTGCAGACGGTGATGCCTCGCTCCACATACCACGGGTTGTGACGACATCGAGCGAACATACTCCACCATGACTGGTAGGTTCTGGTGCCTTTCATTCCGTGGGTGGTTGCCATGCTGGACCGTAGCATACACGTAAGGATGGCGCCATGAGCGACACGCCGACCGCCGGGCCGCTGGAATGGCGGCAACGCCACGCCGACAACATCGAGACGATTCAGACGCATCTCGACGGCCGGCAGGCGCAAATCCACACCGCGCAGCCCGGACACATCGTCAGCTATGATCCGGAGACCATGACCGCGTCCGTGCAGTTGGGCTTGCAGGCGGTCAATCGCAACGTCGATGGCACGCTTGAGCCGATGGCCATCCATCCGGTCACCGACGTGCCGGTGCACTTCCCCGGCGGCGGCGGTCACACGCTGACCTTCCCGGTCAAGGTCGGCGACGAATGTCTGGTGATCTTCTCCGAGCGCAACATCGACGCATGGCATCAGCATGGCGGCGTGCAGCAACCGATGGACTACCGCATGCACGACATCAATGACTGCTTCGCGCTGGTCGGTGTGCGCTCGCAGGCCAACAAGCTGAGCAATGTCAGCCCGAACACGGTGCAGCTTCGCAGCGATGACGGCACGTCGTTTGTCGATCTGGACAGCGGCACCGGCAGGCTGACCCTGAAGACCACGTCGGCGGTCGTGCTCGACTGCCCGACGGTAACAGTGACCGGGAACATCGAATGTTCGGGCGAGATCACGGCAAGGATGGGCGCGAGCCACGTCACGCTGTCGCGGCACCATCACTCCGGCAACAACGCGCCGCCGACACCGGGCACGGCGTGAGACCGGTGTATCGCGGCTGCAAGGGCTGCAAGGCGGTGCGCGCCGCGCTCTCCGCCGCGTTCCGGATGCCGCGCCGATGAGGGTGCGCCGGCTCGACGAGAATGGCGACATGACGTTCGGCCATGGTCTGGCGAACTTCTGGATCAATCAGCCGGAGGGCGTCGCGCAGTCGGCGCTGACCCGGCTGCGCCTGAGCTTGGGCGAGTGGTTCTACGACGCCTCTGACGGCACGCCATGGGTCACCGAAGTGCTCGGCGAGCGGACGCAGGCGACCCGCGACATCGTGGTGCGCGACCGCGTGCGCAACACCGTCGGCGTGCAGCAGATCACCCGCTATGGCTCGCTGGTCGATCCGCTGACCCGCTCATGGTCGGCGGCGATGGTGCTCGACACAATCTTCGGGCAGGCGGCGCTGGCCGCCGGCAAGCTGCCCGCCGAGGTGCCGCCGCTGCCACCGGCGCCAGGGGCCGGCGCGCGCCTGCTAGGGGTCACCGGCGCCAGGGACGCGCCGGTCAGCATGACGCGGGCCGACCTGACGGAAGGGCCGCAGAGCGACGTCACCGACTTCGTGATCCAACGTCTCGATCCAGGGCGGTTCTGATGGCGGTGACCATCGCCCGCCCGACGCCTCCCCGCCGGCGGCGAATGGGGGCGCCACAGCCGGCCGTAGCAAAGGTGTTTCCTCCCTCGCTGCGTGTGGCGCCTCGCCATCGGCTGATCCCGCCCGCCCTGCGCGTCCTGGCGCGCCCGGCGACGCCCCGGCGTGAGATGCCGAGGCCGGCCGCTCCGCTGCCGTCAGCGCCAAGCCTGCGGCTGCCAGCGCCAACGCCACCAGCGCGCCCACCAGAGCGCTTCGTGCTGCCGCTGGCCTTTGTCCCGCCCGGCCGGCTGCCGGCCTCCCTGGCGCTTCCTGCGGCTGCCGCCGGGCCACCGGCGATGCGGGCGATCTATGTCGGAATCCAGGGCGGTCCCGGCACCGTGGTGTCCGCCTCGCCCGCCGACCTGACCGTCGGGCCGATCACCGATATCCAGAATTTCCGCGTGTCCATCGATTCCGGGGTGTGGTGAATGTCAGGCACGGTCTCTCCCACGGCAGCCTATGTCGATGCGACCGGCATCCACGCGCCGAGCTACGCCGATATCCTGGCGTTCCTGACCGGGCAGTTCCAAGCGATCTACGGCGCCGACATCGTGGTGTCGAACGACAGCCAGGACGGGCAACTGATCGGCATTTTCGCGCTCGCCATCTCCGACGCGAACAGCGCCGCCGTCGCGGTCTACAATTCCTTCAGCCCCTCGACCGCGCAGGGCATCGGCCTGTCGTCGATGGTCAAGATCAACGGGCTGGCGCGGCAACTGCCGACCAATTCCACCGCGCCCATGATGATCATCGGCACCGCCGGCACGGTGATCAGCCGTGGCGTGGTGCAGGACACGCCGGGCAACAATTGGGCGCTGCCGGTGAGCGTGACGATCCCGCCCGAGGGCCAGATCATCGTCACCGCGACCTGCCAGACGCTGGGCGCCGTCACCGCCTCACCGGGCGACATCGCGCGCATCCTCACCGTCACGCGCGGCTGGCAGACCGCCACCAATATCGAGGCGGCGGAACCCGGCGCGCCGGTCGAGAGCGATGCCGAATTGCGTATCCGGCAGAGCCGATCGACTGCGATCCCGGCGCAGACCGTGCTTGAGGGCATCGTCGGCGCGGTCATGGCGGTGCCCGGCGTGCAGAACTGCGTGCCCTACGAGAACGACACCGACGCGGTCGATCCGGTGACGACCTTGCCGCCGCACTCGATTGCCATGGTGGTGCAGGGCGGCGACGCGGTGACGATCTGCGAGACGATCCTGCGGAAGAAGACGCCGGGATGCTTCACCTACGGCACGACGCGCGAGACCGTCGAGGACATCTACGGGCTGCCGCACGACATCGGCTTCTTCATCCCGGCGGTGGTGCAGATCGGCGTCGCCATCACGCTGACCGCGAAGCCGGGTTATTCCAGCTTGGTGGCGACCGCCATTCAGGACACCGTCGCCACCTACATCAACGCGCTCGGCTCAGGCGAGGATGTCATCTATTCGAAGCTCTGGCTGCCCGCCAATCTGTGCGACGCGACCGGCGCGCCGATGCCGGGCGCCGGCAACACTTACGATATAACCGCAATGATAGTCGGCACGCCGCCCGACGCCGCCGGCGCGGCCTACGCTGCCGCGAACATCCCGATCAGCATCGGCCAAGTCGCGCAATGCAGTTCGGTGGATGTTGTGATCACGGTCGCCTAAAAGCCCGCCGGCAATCACCGGCCGCCGCGCTGCCAGCGGATGAATTCCGTCAACTCCGCGAGTTCTTCCGGCGCGCCGCCTGCGCCATCGCCCATCCCGGCGAACAGCCGCTCGACATCATCAGCATCGATCACCCGCTGACCGTCGGAGAGAACGTGGCAGCGCAGCGTCGTGCCGTAGACCCGGAAGGTGCCAGACCAAACGCTGTGAGGTAGATCGCCCAAGGACATTTCGATGACCCTTTCCGAATATCTCAGCCTGATCACAAGCTGGCACTCCGACAAGCCGCGTTTCGTCAACACGGTCGCGGCGCTGATTCAGCCGCTGGTCGATAGCCAGCAGATGCTGGCCAAGCTCACTGCCGACTTCGATCTCGACACGGCGGTCGGCGTGCAGCTTGACATGGTGGGCCAGTGGATCGGCCGCACGCGCTACATCAAGCAGCCGATCACCGGGGTCTACTTCAGCTTCGATCTGCCCGATCAGCGCGTCGGCTTCGATCAGGGGTTCTGGCAGGGTCTATACGACAGCGCCGACGGCATCAGCGCGCTCGACGATGAGACCTACCGCGCCGTTCTGAAGCTACAGGCAATCGCCAATAGTTGGGACGGCACGCTGCCATCGATCGCCGATGCGTTCGACGCGGTGTTTCCTGGCGTGGCGATCAACGACCGTGGCGACGTGCCGACCGGTCTGATGGCGATGGAGGTCATCTGCCCGGCGGTCTGGCTGTCCAGCCTGATGCTCGGCGTGCTTGAGCAGGATTTCCCGCTGAAGCCATCCGGCGTGCGCGTCGATTTCATCGAAACCACCGTGCCAAGCGAGCCGATCTTCGCGTTCGACGTGGCGCTCTCACCCGGCGGACCCATGGGCGGCTTCGATGAAGCCGCGTGGGGAGTCGTCATTCTGACCGTATAAGGAACCCGCCGGATGGCAAACGACTTCCTTCCCTTCGCGGCCGACCCGGCGGCGAACGTGATGACGCAGGCGGAATACGCCGATGCCGCGTTCGCCGCACGATTGCTCGGCTTCCAGACCGGCACAGCCGCGTCGCTGCAACTGAACAAAGTCTGGCGGCAGGCGTCGATCGTGGCGTCGATGCTCGGCAGCTTCATCAACACCGAGACCACATTCGACGCGCTCGACGATGGCACGCCGGCTGGGCTGGCGACGTTGCAGACCAACTTCCGCCTCGCTGTCCACAACGTCGCCATCGGCTCGGTCGGCACCGGCTATCTGCCGCTGACCGGCGGCACGCTGACCGGCACGCTCAACATCGACGCGACGCATCTGTCGCTGAACTCCGGCGCGGGTGATGGCTGGGTCACGCTGAACCGCCAAGCCGGCAGGAACGGCGTGATCATGGGCCAGACCAACGGCTCGGCGCGGTGGATGCTGCTGCTGCCGACCAACACGCCGGAGACCGGCGCCAACGCCGGCAGCAACCTCACCATTAATCGGTTCAACGACGCCGGTCAGTTCCTCGGCACCGCGCTGTCGATCAACCGCGCCTCCGGTGTGGTCGATTTCGCCTCGCCGCCGACGGTGGGCGGTGGGCTGATGCCCTATGTGCCGGTCGCCGGCGGCGTGATGACCGGCACGCTCGGCGTGGGTGGCACCGGCGTCGCCTTCAGTGGCCTCGGCGGCATCTGGGCGGCGCATCACTACGCGCTCGGCTGGGACGGCACATGGCTGAGCGCGGCGGTGGACGGCAACGCCGTCGGCCAGATCGCCATGGTCGATTGGGTCAGGGCAAACCTGCAAGGCGTCGAGGGCGAGTTCGCCGGCTATCTGCCGCTGACCGGCGGCGCGCTGACCGGGCCGCTCTCCATCGCGTCTACCCTCGTGGTGGACTCGACGATCTTCTGCCGCTCCAGCGTCTACTTCGCCAATCTCGGCGACTTCGCGAATTTCACTGATGGGCGCTACAGGTTCAGGCAATGGGCCGGAAGCTGGTATGACGCTTGGGACGGCCAAAGCGGGCTGCGGCTGTGGTCGTGCTACGGCGGCACGACGATGCAACTCGATGCCGGCGCCAACCTCACCACGTCGGGCAGCATGCACGCGGCTGGCGGACGGTTGCTGTCGTCGTCCGTAGGCGCGCCTTCCGTCTCGGCATACTCCACCGACGGCGGCGTCTGCGTGGGCTTCTGGGCCAATCCAAACGGCCTCTACATCGGCAACTGCGACGGCCTCGGCAATCCGATCGCCGCGCACATGATGATCGACAACAACGGCGCGATGGGGCTGTGGGGCGGCCTGACGCTGGGCAGCGGTGGCGGCATCTACGCCACCGGCGCGATTCACACCGACGCGGATTTGACCGCCAACGGCAATGCCGCGATCAGCGGCACGCTGTGGCTCGGCGGGCTTAGCGTCTCGGGCAATATGGCGTGCGGCCTCGACCTGAACGTCGGCGGCATAGCGCGGATCAACAATGGCTCGCTGATCGTGACCAGCCCCGGCAATTCCGGCATCACGATCTGGTCGCAGGCCAACGGGCGCGCGTTTGGCCACTGGGTCAGCAACGCGATGATGTGGGGATCGATGGATGGCGCCGGCCAGCCGACCCAGGTGCTCGGCCGCGTCGCCGAGGATGGGTGGGCCAGCAGCGTGCGGATTTGGGCGCCCAACTATCAGGCGCGGAATGCCGGTCTCACCGATGAAGAACTCGACGCGATCCCCGATGCGCGGCAGCGTTTTGGCGGCGAACTGGGCGAAGAACTATTCGTCGATCCGCTGGCGCTGATCGGTGCCCTGTTCCGCCGCGTCAAACAGTTGGAGCAGAAGCATGTCGGATAGCCGTGTGGCGACCCCGCCCACCGACACCAAGGCGATGCCGAAGCCGGCACCGCCACTGGTGATCATCAACCATCCCTGGCAGAAGCCCGTCGAGCCGCCGCCGAAGATCGAGACGGCCGAGCAGATAGCCATGGAACAGCACAGGAGACACCATGCCGCGAGAGCCAGAGATCACTTGGGTCGTGCCGATCGACAAGGCGAACATGATCCTGTCGATCATTGGTCAGCGCCCGTTCGTCGAAGTGGCGGACCTGATCAACGACCTGCGTCAGCAGGCGGCCTCACAGATGCAGGGAGGGGGCGCGATCCCGCCGATGGGTGAGCCGCCCCGCCCGCGCGCCAACGGCGCCGTCGATGCGTGACAGGGTCTGACCGCGCGTGCTATAGCGGCCCCTTGTTACCGAACACGAAAACACTAGCCCCCGGCCCCATGCCGGGGGTTTTTTCTTGTCAGGCGCGCCGACGCCGGACCAGCCCGAGGCCGAGCACGCCAACACCAAGCAGCGCCATCGACATCGGCTCGGGCACCGCCGCCGCATTGGCCACGCCGGAGAACGACGAAGTGAAGGAACCGATGGTGGCGTTGTCGAGCGACAGGCCGCCGATATTCGACATCGACAGGGTGAAGCTCGACGGAGCTTGCAGCGCGCCGGCCGGGATCACGCCGGACGACAGGCTCAGCGTGTCAGGCGGATTGGAGACGTTCACCGAAAGCTGCGAGCCGCCGGTCAGCCCGAACGCCGCGTCGCTGAAGGTGCCTTGCAGGTCCACCGTGCCGCCGCAGCCTACCGCCGACGAGATGCAGAACGACCCGGAATAGTGCTGAAGCAGCGCCGGGCCGACCGGGACGGCGGCGTCGATCGAAGTCGCCGACAGGTCCATGAACGCCGCGATGGCTGGTGGAGTCACCGCGCCGAAAAGCTGGTCGATCAACACCGCCGCGTCGCCGATCGAGATCGTCGTGGCGGTGCCGGCGCCATTGGCGGTGGCGGTCACCGTGTTGAGCGGCGAGACCTGACCGAAGCTGATGATCTGTGCAGCCTGCGCCGGCAGCGTGGCGGCGGCGAGACCGACGGCGGTGGCGGCGAGCAAGAGATTGCGCATGGCGGAAATCCTCCGGATAGAGCCGCAGGCTACGCCGATACTTTATCCGCGTCGTGTAAAGAGTTCCGACAACATTGGCGTTTTGTTGCGCGGCTCAGGCCGACCAGAGGTCGCCCGGTAGCGGATGCGCGAGCACCGTGGTCGATGTCACTTCCCCCTCGATCGCGGCCAGCGCGGTCGGGCTGGACCAGACCGCCGGGTGCGCGGCGGCGTAGGTGGCGAACTCGGTCGCCTCCAGCGTGTGATACTGCGTCAGGGTCAGCGGCGGCGGTGGTGGCGGAGGCTGCGGCGGTGTCGTGGTGGTGCCGCCGGCCGACGGATTGACGAAGGACATCGGCGCCAGATTGAGCGTCGGGCGGGTAACCAGCACGGTATTGCCCGAGGCCGCGACATTGCCGAGATCGGCGAGGTTGTAGACGCGGTTGCCGGTGAACGGCACCGGCGAGGACGCCAGCACGCCGCGCGCGGTGGCGCGGTCGTTGACGATGGTGTTGTTGCGGATCGACGCCGCGCCGGCATTCGTGGCACCTTCCTCGCCGTAGGCGAAGACGTAGAAATTCTCGCTGTTCGCGCCCTGCTCGATCACGTTGTTCGCGACCGTCAGCGCGCCCGCGTTCGGCGCGTCGATCGAATAGCTGGCGGTGCTGTTGTTGTCGAAGATGCGGCTGTTCGTGATGGTGGTCGAGATCGCCCGCGACTTGATCTCGTGACCGACGACCGCGTCGTGGAAATAGCTGTCATCGATCAGCACCGAGGCGATGTGGCCGGCGTAGAAATTATGGGTCAGCCCGGAGCCGTCGCCGTTGAACGCGAATTCCGAATGCCGCACCGTGATGGTGCCGTGGATGTCCGCGCCGTTGCCGAGCAGCCCTTCCTGATTGTTGTGGAAATAGTCGTTGGTCAGCGTGAGATTGCCACCTTCGTAGCGAATCGCCGCGCCGTTCTTGTCGGCGACAGCGACGCCCGAGATGTCGAAGCCATTGATCGCGATGTTCAGGCCGATCGCGCCTTCGACGATCGCCGCCTTGCCGTTCGATGGCGCTACGGTGGCGACCATCTTCACCTCGCCGCCAACCGCTTGCAGCGTCAGGGATTTCTCGATGGCGAAGAAGTCGTTTGTATAGACATGATCGGCGGCGACATCGATCGTATCGCCGGATGCTGCGGCAGCGACCGCAGCGGCGATGGTGGTGAACTGGGCGTGCAGGCCGACGGTGAGGATGCTCATGGCATCAGTCTACGGCGTTCGGCTCAACTCCACGACCCCACTGGTCTTCGCTCAAGGCTACTCCTTGCTTCGGCAACGTCGATTGTCGAGGATATCCGCGACGACGCGGCCAAGCTCGCGTTCGCGGTTGGTGGCCTCGCGCATAGCGGCGTCGAACAGCCGCACAAGGCTGTCCCAAGATTTGTCACCTTCTGCATATCGGGTGGCATAGGTTTCAGCGAGTTGTGTCACGGCTCGCGCCCTTCTTGCCACGTCTGACGTTTGGTCATCGGCCACTCCATCAAACGAGGAATTATCAGTCTGGAAATCACGGCATCAATCGCAGGCGCGTGGCGGCAAAGACGACACCGCCGCCGACGATGGTCACACCGACTATCATCATCCAAGCCACCACAAAGCCACGCCAGAAGTCAGCCCGATTGATCGGCAGAAACAGAGCACAACCGATTACGGCAGTGACAAAGGTTGCCCCCGCGAACGCCGCGCCAAGCACAATGTCAGGATGCGTTGCCACGCGGGATACTCCACAAACGAGGGATTCACTGGCTGGAAATCAGGCCGGTTCCCATCCGGTATTCGACACGTAGGAGAACTTTTCTGCGAACTCGGCCAGAGGGCGCACCCACGGTATCGTGCCGTCCTGCGGCTGGTAGACGACCATCTGCTCCTTCGAGCCTTCGCGCCGCACCACCATGAGCACCTGATACAGACCGCCCTTGTAGTGGCGATAAACCGCACCGTCCTGCGGGTAGAATGTCATGCCGGGATACTCCACAATCGAGGGATTGGTGGTCCTCTTATCAATCTGCAAATCGGCGGCCTGCGGCGGCCAGCCGCTCCATCAGGTCGAGCATCACGCTGACCCATTGCGGAATGTCCTGTGTTCCTTCTGCCCAACGACGCACGGTGCGCTCATTGGCGCCGACGCGCGCTGCAAAGCTGCGTTGGGTGTAGCCAAGCGCGCCGATGCGAAAACGGAAGCGCTCGGACGCTGGCTCAAACCGGGATGCCGCGTGCAGCGCTAGGTTGGCTGGCGCGTCGTAGGCGCCGTCTGCAAAGTCCTGCGCCTCAAGGTAGGCGACCGCGCATTTCAGGATTTCGTTGGCAACGGGACCGCCTTTGATAAAGGCCCGCGTGCCGCCGCGAATAGCGTGCATATCACGCAGCACAGAGATCGCTCGCTCGGTGTAACCGTTCATCGTCTTTCCCTTTCGGTGGGCACCATCGCCCTGACACTTGCCGCGCCTGACGTTTGGTCATCGGCCACTCCATAGCGCGTTCCTCCCGGCGGGAGTGATCTGCCACGACGGAACTGGCCGGCTATATGGGCGCCATCGAGCCAAGCCCGCATCGCAAAGGCGCCGCAGGATGTCGCGGCGGATGCGGTGGATCGTCACCGCAAACTCGTCTAGCGGGGCGTCTGCAAGAATACGCAGGGCGCGCTGTTGGGCGTCGCTCATGCGGCGCTCTTGGGTGTGATCAGCCATCGGCCACTCCTGCAATCGAGATAGGTGACTCGCGGAAAAACGCTGCCACATCCTTCCATGGCTGGTATCGCGGCGTGCCGGTCCAGTAGGCGACTTCCTCGGCGCCCCAAGGGTCGATCGGCACATCCATGCCGGTGCACACCTCGTCCGCGACGGTTCCCCACCAATCAGGCGCGCGCGGCCACTCCTTAACGCCCATGCGACATACTCCGGGCGCCGACCGCCAGCGCGCCGGCCACCGTGGCGACCCCGACCAGCGCGGCGAGCCACGGGTGGTCGCCGAGCAGATATCCCATCAGCAGACCGGAGCCGAAGCAGAACGCCGCGTAGACGGCGCCGCGTAGGATGCCCCACGCCAGCGCGCGGTAAGCCTGCCAGAAGGTCATCGGCGATGCAGGCGCCAAGGCTGCCAGACGCCGCCCTTGCCGCAGCGCGGGCACACAGGCCCCGGCGCGTAGGCAATCTTGCAGTCATCGCACCACCAGACGCTCATGCGGCCAGTGGCGGCTCGGGGCCGCGCCCGGCGGTGATCTCGATGATCTCCCGCAGCCCGGTCAGCACGCTGAGCGCGGCGCTCAGCCGGGCATTCTGCCGCTGGGCTGCGGTCTCGCTGAGCGCGCCGCGCTTGATGGCGGAGGCGTAGGTTAGTTCGCGCGTGCGCAACTCCCGGCGTATCTCGGCGATCATGTCATCGAGCGTGATGCCCGTCATACGGCGCCACCAAGCTCGGCGGCGCGCGCCTTGAAGGCGGCATCGACCACGTCCTGTTCGGCGAAATCCAGCGCCAGCAGGCTATGACGGAATTCCGGCAAGGTGGCGAGCAGATCGAGCGCCGTCAGATCGGCGGCCTCGCGGATATTGGCGATCAGCGCACGCGCGCCTTCGCTCAGCGTGGCGTCGGGAGTCAGATTGCGCACGCGCGCCTCGACCAGCGCGTCGATGTCCGCCCGCACCGCCTCCGACGCTGCGGCGCGCCATCCGGCGATCTCGGGAATTTTCATCAGCGCATTGATATCATCCACCGTGGTCAGGCGGTCCAGCCGCTCGCCGAGCCGCTTCAGCCACGCTGCATCGTCGCGCGGCTTGGGTGCGCCGTTGCTCGCGCCGTTGGTCGGCGCCCCTTGGGTCTGGCCCTGGCCTGCGTCGGAGCGTGAGCCACGCGCGTCGCCCGCCTGATAGGGTGGCCGCGAGGGCGGCGACGTGCCCTGCTGACGGGTCGTCCCGCCGCTGCCCGCACCGCCGCTACCGTCATCATCCTGCTCGTCCGACAGCACCAGCGAGAACACCATGCCAAGCAAATATCGCTTGAGGTAGGTCACCGTGCTGCCGACCGCCTGAATCGCGGTCATCTGCATGCGGCCACCCTGCGAGCCGGTGGTGACCACCGGACCTTCCAGCGCCGTCGTCTCGTGATGTCCGTCGTCGTGCGCCACCGTGCAGGTCACGCATTTCATGCCCGGCTCGACCGGTGGCTGCGAGCCGAAGCGGATGCTCAGCCCGTGCTGCGACGCCTTCGGCAAAATCTCCGAGAGCATGCCGTCGAGCGTGGCATAGCGCGCCCGCAGATGATCGTTTTTGCCGGTGCGCTCCACCGATTCCAATTCCGCCTGCGTCAGCGCCATCGCGCGGTTGAAGGCGCGGTGCGCGATCTTGTCTTCGCGATCGGCGATGAACTTCATAGCTACCTCGAAATTCTGCGGCGAGAAGTTGGGATCGGTGGCGGCGCGCATCAGCAGCGCCGTCAATTCATTGCCGCCATTGCCGGCTGGCACTATGTCGTTCATTGGAAGACTCCTGAGTGTGTGCGGTCGGCTAGAACGGCGTGATGCGCAGCACCCAGCCGGGATTGGACAGTTCCGCGCCTTCGATCGTCTCGCCGGGCTTCAGCGCTTTCAGCGCTTTCGCCAGTTCGATCTTGTCCGCCTCGCTGATGATCTTCTCGCGGATGTATTGCTCGGGCAGCCGATCGACGTCGGCGACCACGCTGGACCGGCCTTTGGTGAAATCGAAAGCGCCAAGCTCGCCTTCGGCTGAACTGACGTCGAGGATTTCCGCAAGCGCGGAGATGTGGGCGCGAATCGCGTTGCCGCGCTCGACGTAGCGGTCCCGCCGCGACGTGTAGCGCTTGCGGAGATTGTCGGCTTCCTCGACCCGCCGATCAGCCCACACCGCGTCATCGATCAGCCGTGCCAGGAGGATGTGCGGATTGGGCACATGGCCGCCGTCCGGCAGCGACAGGCTGTCCGGCAGATCGACGGCGGTGCCGACGACATTCTCGTCGTTGCTGAGCGACGTCGTGTCAACGGAGAACTGCTCTTGCAGCCGCTGCCAGACGCCGACCGACTTTTCCAACTGCCAAGCAGTTACGGGTTTGTGTGCCATACGAAGGGTATTGCACGGACTGACGGATTGTGCAAGGGTTCACCACTTAGTTGTAAGGACAAATCGATGCCACGCACCAACGCGCCGCTGCTTGCTGCCACCGGTCGCGGGCGCTATCCGCCGCCCAAACGGACGCGGACCCAGTTGACCGTGTCGCTGCCGCCCGATCTCGTGGAGGCGATCGACAGGGAGGCTGATCGCGAGCAGCGGGCGCGCTCGCAGATCGTCGAATTCGCTGTCATCGGCTACCTCAAGACCGCCGTCGCCGCCGCCTAATGGCGCGGATCGTGAAGGCCCCGGCGCAGCTAAGGCTGACCATGCCGGAGCCGGAGGAATACGACCTGCACAAACAGATCGGCGACTGTCTGCGCAAGGAGATCGGCGCACCGGGGCGGCGACGGAACGGCGTCCTGTGGTATGCCGTCGATCATTCCAATAGTGCCTACAAGAATCCCGGCATCCGCATCGCGCTGGGGATCATCGACGGCATTCCCGACCTGACCTTCCTGTGGCGCGCCAGGGTCTACTTTCAAGAGATCAAGCGCCCACGCCTCGGCGTGCTGAGCGAAGCGCAGCAGGCGTTCTTGGTCGAGGCGCGGATGTGCGGCGCTGAGGTGGCGATCTGCGAGGACGCCGAATCCTGTCTGGCGAACCTCGACGTCTGGCAAATCCCCCGCCGGCACATCCTCCACTTCCAAACGACAAGGGCATCGCCGCTATGACCGGCATCCTCAACCCCATCGCCGACTTCTCCGATGAAAGGCTGGCACCGCACGAGGCGCATGCCCGCTCCGGCAGAGCCGCCAAGGTGATCGGCGCCGCCGAGGCGGAGACAATCCAGCGCCACGCACCAGGGTCCGATCCGCGCTTCGGTGACAACCCCGTCGAATGGAGCGTGCACCGCAATTCGCCGGACTTCCCTGGTAAGGTCATCGCGCGACCGTGGCTGATCAACGCCGATCCGATGCAGCGCCACAAATCGGCGATGCTGAACGTCGTGCTGGCCGCCGATACGCTTGACGAATTGCGCGCCTTGCTGCCGGGCGGATTGGCGCCCTACCGGCCGCGCGTGGTCACCGACAGGACGCTGGTCGAGGTCTGGCACGAGACCCGCAAGACGCGACCGCGCCAGGACGCTGAATCGAACGACGGCGATCAGCGCGTGGCGACAATCGTCATGGCAGTCCGATGAGCGCGGGATACTCCGAGGATTTCACCGTGGTCTACCTGCCGCACCGACAATGGCGGCGGATCAAGGAACTGGCGATGCGCTCGACCAACGAGACCACCAGCGGCGGCTGGCAGGACCGGCTGCGCGCATGGCGCGACCGGATGGATGATACCCATCGCTCGATCCTGCTGTCGCACACCAGCGGCGGGCCGCGCCGGCTCGACGACATGACGTTCATTGCCCGCGCCATCGAGCAGCGCAACATCGGCGGCTGGCAGAAGCACGCTTTCGACATCTTCGCCGGCACGCATCCGCGATTCACCGGACTGACGATCAAGCCACGGCCAGGACGACGTTAACAATCAACGCGGCACAGGGGAGCTACACGATGCCGAACATCAACAGGCCGAACAGAAACAGGATAGGCAATCCGCGCATCACGGTGACCGTCACTCAGGCCGACATCGACGAGGCAAAGTGCGCCAATCGCGCGCAATGCGTCATCGCCCGCGCCATCGACCGGACCTTCCGGCTGCATGGCACCGGCTATATCCGGGTCGATGCCAATCAGGCAGGCGTCACCGTCGGCGACACGCGCTTTGTCCATGTGACGCCGCGTCCCGCCCTGCGCTATGTGCAGCGCTTCGACGAGATCGGCGAACGCGAGGGCGAGGACGCCGCGCGCGCCAAGACCAAGCCGCGCACCTTCACCTTCGAACTGTTCAAGACGGTGCCGATCAATCAGCCGTCGTCGCCGGAGCGCAAGGCGCGGATCAACGAGCTTCGCAACGAGCGCAACGCCAAGCGCCGCGCGATGGGCATCTATGATCGCCCCCGCCCGCGCTATGTCGGCGTGTAGCCGATGATCACGGCGGAACAGGCGGCGGTGGTCAAAGGCTTGCTGATGCGCGGCGAGAAGCAACACGACATCGCCGCCTATTTCGGCGAGAATGGCGGGCGCATCGCCGAGATCGCCAAGGGCGATCGGCATCCGAATGTGGCGCCGGCGCCGAAGAACCGGCTGCCCACACCTGAGCAGATGGTGCCGTGGGGATTCATCATGGCCGAGGTGCGCAAGGCGCTGGAGATCGCCCGCATGGGTATTGCCAGCGCCGAGGCGCGACTGAACGAAATACAGGACCGGCTGCAATCGGCGGCGGTCATGACCGCCAGCCGCAAGGGTCGCCGGCAATAAGGGAGAGCATCCAATGAGCGAGGCCGCCAACATCGTGCCATTCGTCGTGCCGACGTCGTTCGAACAATGGGTAACCGAGGGCAAGGAGCTTGGCGAACGCGAGCGCTCCGGCCGCTCGCTGCTGTGGGACATCGGCGACTGGTGGAATCGCGGCGAGCCTTATGGCGAGCGAGCGCAGACCGTCACTGCCGGGGAATGGAGGGGACCAAAGCATGGCAATTGCCGAAAATGCGGATCAGTCGCTGAGCGATTTCCTGGTGTTATGCGCATAACACAATTGACGTTTGAACACCACGCTCTGGTAGCGCCGCTTAACGACGACAAAGCGATTCCTTTGCTGCGTTGGTGTGCTGAGACCAACCCACCACATCCAACGACAGAACTGCGAACCCGCATCAAGCAACTGCGGCGCACCGAGCGCGAAGCGGCGCTGGCTGGGGCGATCGAGCAGGCGTCAGCCAATGTCGGATACCAATTGTATGGCGTGCTGTATGCCGATCCGGCGTGGCGGTTTGCGCCCTACTCGGTCGAGGTCATGGATCGCGCCGCCGACAATCATTACCCGACCATGCCGATGGTCGATCTGCTCGACATGGAGGTGATGCGCGTCGCGCCGGCGGAAAACTGCGTGCTGTTCTGCTGGGCGACGGTGCCGATGCTGGAACAGGCGCTGGCATGGATGGCGCATTATGGTTTCACCTATCGCTCGCACTGTGCATGGGTGAAGGACCGCGTCGGCACCGGCTATTGGTTCCGCAACGCCCATGAATTGCTGCTGGTCGGCGTGAAGGGCGACGTGCCCGCACCGGCACCGGGCACGCAATTCCCTTCGGTGATCGAGGCGTCGGTCGGCAAGCACTCAGAGAAGCCCGAGGCGTTCGCCGCGATGATCGAGAGCCTGTTCCCGAATGTCGCGAAGCTGGAAATGTTCGCGCGCGCGCCCCGTGCCGGCTGGGATAGCTGGGGCGCCGAGGCTGAGACACCGGATTCGAACCGGTAACGAGGGGCCTTGACACGGTGCGCCACGTCGAAGCAAACCAACCCCATGTAAAAAGGAGATCGTAGACATGGCTCACCCAATGGAATCGAAGCCCCGACGGTCGGCGGCACCGGTGCTGTCGGCGCGCGAGGCAGCGAAGTTGCTGGCGCGACAGCAGGCGCCTGACGGGCCGCAAGTATTGGGCGGTGCCGATCAGCTTGCCGCTTTGTTGGCGCAGCACACGACCTTCGGCCACGTATTTCAGGAAATAGCCGTCGGACCCGAGTGGGCGGCGGCTGCGCTTGTTCGCAATTCTGAAAATCGCCCCATCCGCAAGACCAGGGTCAAGATCATGGCTCGCGCCATGCAGGAGAAGCGTTACCGGGACAGGCAGCCGCATCCGATCTGCTTTGACTTCAACGGCGTGCTGCGCGATGGCCAGCATCGATTGGGGGCTGTTGTTGAATCTGACTGCACGATCGTGTTCACCGTGTGCTTCGGCTGCCACCCCGATGAACGGGACTTCTACGACCAAGGCGTCCCGCGCAGCGTCGCCGACATCGCGCGCGAGCACGGCCACAACAATGTGGTGCTTGCGCAGTCCTTAGTTGCGCTGATCCTGCGTGTCGAGCTTGGGAGCACTGCATCGCCTGACCGCGTCGAGCAGACCGATCGGCTCGATGAGCTATTCGCGGAGCCGGAGTTTGCGGCGATCCTGAAGTTCGGTTACCGACTGCGCGCATTGGTCCCGCCATCTACGGCGGCGTTGGCGCTATGGCAGATCGCCACTCACACGGCGCATCGCGATAAGCTCGATGATTTCGTCGAGCAACTATCAAAGGGCGCGTTGCTGGCGGAGCACAGTCCAGTGCTGCGGGTGCGCAATCAGCTAGCTAGCGAGCGCGGCAGCAACGGACGCGATCGGGCGGTCAGACGCGCTGGATCGATCGTGATGGCGTGGAATGCGCATATGGAGCGGCGGCGCCCGCGCAGCTTCAAGTGGGACTCGACCATATCGCTGCCGCAGGTGGCGTGATGGAGGCGCCAAAGGTCCAGCGCATCAAGATCGCCGACATCGTCATGACAACGGAGCGCCGCAGGGCGCTTCAGTCGTCCGTCATCGATGATATCGCCGAGAGCATCCAAAGGATCGGTCTGCGCACACCGATCACCGTGCGCATGGTTAAGGGCACGCCGCACCTAGTGACCGGCGAACATCGCGTCAGAGCCGCGCTCAAGAACAAGATGACGCACATCGACGCAGTGGTGTTCGACAATGAACACGACGCCAGGATTTGGGAGATCGACGAGAACCTTGCCCGCGCCGATCTCGGTAAGCAGGAGCGTATAGATCACTTGGCTGCGCGCGCTGTATTGATCGCCTAACGCACACAAGCGGCAAGGGAGGCCCCGCCGATGCCAGACCGGAAGCTCGCCACCCGCGACGATGCCAGGGCGGCGGGCGAGAAGTTCTACTATCCGACCGACACATGCGTGAATGGCCACGACGGCAAGCGCTACGTCTCGACCGGCGATTGCACGGAATGCAAACGCCTCAAGGCTGAACGTTGGAAGGCCGGAACGACGGAAAAAGTGGCCCAAAATGGGCCACTTTATACGGGGCGGGCCGGACGCGGTCAGAAGGGTGGCGATCGTGCCGCCGCGCGTGAGCTTGGAACAAGTCGCCAGACCATCGGTCGCGCCAAGCTATTCGCCAGACTCAGCGAGCGCTGCAAGCAGGAGGCGATCCGCCTCGGTCTCGCCAGCAATCACCATGCGCTGAAGTATGTCCTGGCACATGACAGTGCCAAGCTACAGATGCAGGCGCTGCAATCGGCCGCCCGCAAGGTGGTGGAGAAGGCCGAGCGCAAGCGGTTCCAAGCGATGACGGTGCAGGAACAGGCGGCCGCAGCGCCGGCGCCGCGCGTGATGCCGCTGATCGATCATCAGGCCGAGATGACCAACAACTATTGGCTCTGGCTGGTCGAGGAATTCGGTGACCGGGCCTATGCCATCATCAACCGGCTGCGCGAAGTGAATATCGACCTGCTGCTGAAGATCGCCGACAAGGCCAAAGCAGACGGCACGATCAAGACCGACGCGCCGCCGAAGGCGTCGCTGCACTGAGGGCCGACAGCTTAGCGCCCTGCGGAGGTGGGTGAATCAGTGGAAAATGCCGATGCGTAACGTGGGTGCAACACGCTGGTCATCGGCGGGTCCGGCACGCTAGACTGACCGCTTAAACGAGAGACGCCCCCGACCTTGGGAGTCGGAGGCGTCTGAACCTTTAGCCCGCTGGAAAGCAGAACAAAGGCAACTTATGCATGCCCGTTCTGCCACGCCATCGGTCTGACTGCAAGAGAGGCGTGGCCGTAATGTCGTTTTTATCGTCATCAACTATCTGTTTGTTTGATTCCATTGCCTCGGCCGATGAACGACCGAGACCCGGAGGGCGTCAGGAGGGCAGCTAGATGGCCGCCGGGTTCGTGCCCGATCCGTCGCTGCCGTCGATCCTTGAACTCGCCATCATGCTGTGGGGTCAACCGACCGGCTGGTCGCATGACCGCAATGAGGCGCGCTTCGGCGCCAAGGAATCCAAGAGCGTTTTGCTCAAGGAACTGGTCTGGCGCGACCACGAGGCGGGCACCGGCGGCGGCTATCTGGCGATGCACAAGCTGGCGCTCGGCGGGCTGCCCGAGGCCAGGACGCTGGGTGGCGGCGCTGCCAAGGCGAACGGTCACACCGCGCCGGGCAAGGCTGCCAACGGGCATGCCGGCAAGGTGCCGCCCTGGCAGAACATCGGCAAGCGCTACGGCTACCTCGATGCCGCCGGGCACCTCGTGCTGGAGGTGGTCCGCACGCTGACCGGCAGCCCGCGCTTCCTGCAACGCCGGCCTGATCCGACCAATCGCAGCGGCTGGAAATGGTCGCTCAAGGACATCCCGCGCGACGCCCGCCCGCTCTACCGGCTGCCCGAGCTATTGGCGTCCGGCAGCGAGACGACGTGGATTTGCGAGGGTGAGAAGGACGCCGACAATCTCGCGGCACTCGGGCTGATCGCGACCACCGCGATCGGCGGCACCGGCGGCGGCTGGCGCGCCGCCTATAACGGCTACTTCGCCGGCAAGCCGGTGGTGATCCTGCCCGACAACGACCCGCCAGGGCGCGCGCATGCCGCCATCGTCGCGCGGGCGCTGTTCGGCGTCGCGTCATCGGTCAAGGTGCTCGCCCTGCCAGGGCTGCCCGAGAAGGGCGACGTGACCGACTGGCTGGCCGATGGCGGCGACCGTAGCGAGCTAGAGTGGCTGGCGCTGGAAGCCCCGCTGTATGTGCCGCCCGGCACCTACAGCCCCGGTGTGGCGCCGTCTGGTGGCGCTGGTGCTGGCAATGGCGAGGACGTCGATGGCGACGTCGGCGAGCCGGAGCCTGATGGCGATATCGCCTTCGCCGAGGCCGAGGCGGAGATCGACGAGGGCGGCGGCGAGACTGAGACCGAGGCGGGGATCGGCCCGATCGGGCCGGAGCCTCCACCACCCGAGGGACCGCGTCAGGCCGGCCGCCCGGCGCCCGATGGCCTGCCGGTCATCATCTGCGAGGCCGGCGAACTCAGCCGCATGGTGAGGGAGACCGAGGCAGCGCTGCTGAACTCCGGCCTGCCGATCTACGAGCGCGGCTCGCTGGTGCAGCCCCACGAGCGGGAATACCTCGACGCGGATGGCAACGTGACGCATAGCGCAGGGCTGGCCAGCCTCACCGCGCCAGCGCTCGCGCTGCTGATGGACCGCTCGGCGCGCTTCATGAAGTGGGACCGTCGGCTGCACCCACCGGGCTTCGTCAAATGCGACCCGCCCGAAAAGCTGGTCCAGATCGTTCTGTTCAATCGCGCCGGCTGGCCGTTCCCTGTGGTGCGCGGCGTGCTGACCTGCCCGACGCTGCGCTCCGATGGCAGCCTGCTGACCGAGGCGGGATACGATCCGATCTCGCGATATTATCTGATGTTCCCCACCGATCTGACGGTGCCGGAAATTCCCACAACGCCGAGCAAGGCCGAGGCGAAGGACTCCCTCGACCGGCTGAGCCGACTGCTGGACAGCTATCCTTTCGTCAGCGCCGCGTCACGCTCGGTGGCGCTGACCATGCTCATGACGCAGGTCTTGCGCTGCGCCATGCCCAATTCGCCGTTGCTGGCGGTCTCGGCGAAAGCGCACAGCACCGGCAAATCGCATCTCGTGAACTTGGCCAGCGCATTGGCGATCGGCCGACCGTGTCCGGCCATGGGCGCGGGGCGCGACGAAAAGGAGACCGAGAAGGAAATCAACACGATGCTGCTGTCCGGCGTGCCGGGATTTACCATCGACAATGTTTCCAGCGACGTGGACATACCTCTGCTGAACCGCGCTACCAGCGAGACGCATCTTTCCATTCGCATCTTCGGAAAATTGGAGAGCGTCGAGGTAGAGAACTACGTAGTGATTTATATGACGGGCAATAATCTGGCCATCGTGGATGAACAGGGTCGCCGCTCGATGCGGTGCGATATGGATGCCGGCGTGGCGCGCCCTGAGCGCCGGCACTTCAATGCCGACCCGATTCAGGCCGCGCTGGCCGATCGAGGGCGCTACATCGCCGATGTGCTGACCATCGCCCGCGCCTATCACATGAGCGGCGAGCAGGTTGCCCCGTTCCCGCTCGCCGGCTTCGGAAAGTGGTCGCATTTCGTCCGCGAGCCGCTGATCTGGCTCGGCTGTGCCGATCCCTGCGACACGATGGAGGTCGCCGCATCGGATGATCCAGCCACCATGCGACTGCGCGCTATGGTTGAAGGCTGGCACCACGAATTCCGCGACATACCGACCACCGTCGCCGACGTCGTCGCGAAATCGGCGTCGGATGGCTTCTATCAGGTGCTCCGCGAGCAGTTTGGAGTCCGTGGCGGCGCCAGTATCGACACGCCGAAGATTGGATATTGGCTGCGAAAGTATGCCGGGCGCGTCGTGAACGGCAAACGGTTTGTTCGCGATAAAGGTGTAACAGATGGCACAGCGCGTTGGTATGTCGAGGTTGTTGTGTGATTCCTAGGTTTTTGAGATTGAAGGGGGATAAGGGGGATAAGGGGGATGTTTACCTCCTTGAATCGGAAATGCTCGTTAAACAATCGCATCGTTTGCATGTTGGGTATTAGCGTGTAAACATCCCCCTGATCCCCCTGATCCCCCTGCCAACCGGAGGTTGCAGTGACCCGCGACCAAATTGCGCTTCGCCGAAATGAACTGGCGGTCGCCTCGGCGCAGTCGGCGGCTGATGCGATGGTGCTGCTGCCGATCCGTGTGAAGGACCGCGACGGGGCGATCCAGCGCGCCAGGACGGCGCTGACGGCAGCCAAGGAGCGACAGGCGAAGCTGGTCGAGAGCTTGCAGAGGCCAGTCCCGTCGAATTTTTAATACGTGAGTCTGACCGCGACCGTAGTTGACATAGTGCGCCATTTAGGCTATGAGCCGGACTGCACACATTCTGTCCGGAGCCACCCATGAACGACCTGATCCTGCGCGACTACCAGATCACCGACATCGACCGGCTGCGCGCCGCCTACGTCGCGGGCGCCAAGGCGCCGCTCTATCAGCTTGCCACCGGCGGCGGTAAGACCGTCGTCTTCTCACACATCGTCGCCTCGGCGGCGGCCAAGGGCCGCAAGGTCGGCGTCTTCGTGCATCGCCGCGAGCTTATCCGCCAAGCCTCGGCGAAGCTCGACTGGTGCGGCGTGCCGCATGGCATCATCGCGGCCGGCCTCGACCGCGACCACGATGCGACGGTGCAGGTTCTGTCGATCCAGAGCGCGGTGAACCGCGAGCTTCCGCAGTTCGATTTCATCGTCATTGATGAAGCGCATCACGCGGTGGCGGAGACGTGGTTCACACTGCTGAAGTCGCAGACCAAGGCGAAGCTGCTCGGCGTTACCGCGACGCCGTCGCGCACCGATGGCGCTGGTCTCGGCACGCAATGCGGCGGCCTGTTCGACGCCATCATTTGCGGCCCCACGATGCAGGAACTTGTCGATGCGGGACATCTCGCACGCAGCAAGGTCTTCATCCCGCCGCAGCAAATCGACACCACCGGGTTGCGCAAGGTCGGCGGCGATTGGGCAGCCGGCGATGAAATGGCCAAGCGCGCGCAGATCGTCACCGGCGATGCGATTGCGCACTACCGCCGGCACGCGGCTGGCAAAACGGCCATCGCCTTCTGCGTCACCGTCGAGCACGCCGAGCAGGTCGCCCAAGCGTTCCGCGACGCCGGGCTGCGCGCCGCCTGCGTGCATGGCGGCACGTCCAAGGACGAGCGCGACCGGCTGATCGGGGCGTTGGGAAACTGTTATGCGCATAACGGTCTCGACGTGCTGACGTCGTGCGACCTGATCAGCGAGGGGCTGGACGTGCCGTCGGTCGGTGCGGTGATTCTGCTGCGGCCGACCGGCTCGCTGATCCTGGCGCTGCAACAGATTGGCAGGGGCATGCGGCCGAAGGCCGACGGGGCGCCGCTGATCGTGCTCGATCATGCGGGCAACACGCTGCGCCACGGCCTGCCCGAAGAAGACCGCGTCTGGACGCTCGATGGCGTCGAGAAGGTCAAGCGTGCGCCGGCGGAGATCAACGTGGACGGCATCAACCTCGGCCGCAAGCGCGTGGTCGAGCAGGTCGCCGGTGATCTGATCGAGGCGGAGTCCGCCAAGCAGGCGCAAGCGCGCTGGGGCAAGGTGTCAATGACGCAGTTCAAACAGCGTCCGCGCACCGAGGCGCAGGCGCGAGCCTTCGCCAAGGTGAAGGGCTACAAGAAGGGCTGGGCGTTCTACTTCATGCGCGAGCAGCGCGAGCGCTTCGGCTACGGCGCAGCGGCTTGATCCGCGTCAGCAATCAGGCGTTGCGCGCATGGCTCGGCGCCTGATATGCTGAAGGCACAGTCAGGCGCTTTCCTTTAACGGACAGATTCCCTGAGTGTGTGCAGCGGGCGGGGTTACACCCGCCCGCAACCATGTTGGGGCGGCGATGACCGATCCCGATCGAGATGACCCACCGCAGCCGCCAGGACGCACCACACCGCGCCTGGACCGGAGGGGCGACTGAGGGCGCCACGCCTCGCCCGGCAGCGTCTGGCGGGCGCTGTGGCGGGCACCGAGGCGCCACCACCGCATGCGATGCGTGCGACATGGCGAGACCCTGACGACATCACGCCGGGCGCCCGGCGCACGCCGCGCGAAATCCACGGCTGGCGCAGCTATGACCCGCTGCGCCGGATGCTGGCGTTCGCCACCTCCGGGGTGACCCACGCGCACATCGCGGCAGCCGACAAGCTGCGCGAACAGGTCGATCTGGCGACCATGGGATATTCCGCCGCGCGACCGCTGATCTACGTCGAGCAACAACCGCAGCCGCGACATGGCGGCGGCGCGGCGGCGGTTTCTCAGGTGCGGGCAGCGCGCGCGGTGCGGCGGGTCATCGCGCTGTTCTCGCGCCAGCAGTTGCGCATGATCGAAGCCATCGTGTTGGGCAACATGACGCTGCGCGCGTGGACCCGATCGCTGCCGGGCCAGCCGGCATCGCAGCCCGTCGAGAAGGGCAAGCTGCTGGCGATCCTCGACGTTCTGGCGCAGCATTTCGCCAGCGAGATACGCGACGAGATCGCCAGGGGAAAAAGGCTGCCGCCATGAACTACAAGGAACTGCGAAGGAAGCTCAGGGGCGAGGGTTTTATCAACCACGAGATCGCGGTGCTGCATCAGCAGTATCTTACCGCCAGGGCGATCGGCATCGACGACGCCGACATCATGTTCGACCGTGACCACGGCATGCTGATCCACCAGCGCGCCAAAGCGAAGCTCGATGCTGCCGTCGGTCGCTGCATGGCGATCGACGCCGAGAACGACCGGGCGATCGAAGTGCCGCCGAAAGCAGGGTCCGTTCACTGAACGTGCCTGTCAAAATTGACAGGTCGAATCGATCGAATCGGCGGACAGAATGACGGACAAGATGTCAGGTTTTGCAGCACGAACGCAGAACGGGCGACCCGAGGGCCGCCCGCTCCGAAGCTACCGGTGCCGGTAATTCAGCAAGCGGTCCCGCAACGGCTGCAACCGTTGCGGGACCCGACGTTCAGCGAGCACAGTTAACCTTTAGCCGATCATGGTGACGCCCGCTGGCAGCGGCGCGGCGATCTCGGCCTGAGCCGGCGCGGCGATCTCAGCCTCGACCACCGGCGCGGCCGGCATCACCAGCGGCGGCGCGGCGACGTGCACCAGACGCCGCACCGGCTGCGCGGCCAGTTCCTGCCAGAGCTTGCTTTCGACCACGCTGCCGACGTCCTTCTGGCGGCCCCAGTTGCGGTAAGCGCGGTTGGCGCTGCGCGCCGAGGCGTCCTTCTCCGACGCCCAAGCGGTCAGCACGTTGAACAGGCACCAGAGATTGGCGCCGCCCTGGAACTCATCCTCGTCTCGCGCCTTCAGATAGGCGTGGATCAGCGCGTCGATCTGCGACTCGCTGGCCTTGGGGATCGACGCCATCACCGCGCGCATGCTCTGGTCGGTCACCGGGATATGCGGCCACTGCTCCCAACGGCGGACCTGCTCGACGTGTTCCTCGGCCGCGCGCGTCAGCTTGGCGACCGCCGGCGACAGGTCGATCTCGCCCGAGTGGGTGAAGCGGAAGCTGGCGAATTCCTTGCCGGAGACCGAGGTGTTCGCGCAGACCCAGTTGTAGGCGCCGGTGCGGGCGACCAGCGCCGAGGTGCCGTCGTAGGAATTCAGCAGCACCAGCCGCAGCGTCGCCTCGACGCCCGGCTTCACCAGCGCGGTGTGCGCCGGCAGAATCCACTGCGCGAACATCCGCGCGCCATCATGGGAGTAATCGACGCCGAAGCGCGCGTCGGTCAGGTCGAGCCGCGACTGCTTCAGTGCGCTCTCGATGGTATCCACGGCGACTTCGTTCTGCACCATCGTGTAGGTATCCGGCGCGACGCGGATGGTGGCGCCGGTCTGGCCGTTCATGATGTGGTGGAAGCCTGCGATCTCGCGTCCGTCTTCGTCGAAGACGCGGCGGACGGTGGCGGCGATCGGCTGAACTTCCCGATGATTCATCGGGACGAAATCGCCGTCGAGCGTGGTGGTGTCAAAAGGCATGGTAGACTCCTGAGAATGTGCAGCGGTGTCGGATGACGCCGCCTCCGGGTTATCGGCGGATTGGCGCACCATGTCAATGGAATTCGTGGCCATCCGGCCAGAAATAACCAGCGATTTTTCGCCCGGAATTGTTTGATCCACTTGACGCGATGAATCTAACCGCCGTAGGGATTCCGTCATCCTCACGCGAAAAGCGTCCGGAGAACCCCAGACATGCCCGAGTCGTTTCTCTCGCCGAGCAGCGAGCGCCGGTTGGCGCGCGAGCTACGCCAGGACGAAAGGTCTGCCGATGACATCACGGCAGCGCGCGAGCGGCGTGCCGCCCAAGCCAAGGCCAAGCGTATCCAGCGCGCCCTGGCAGGAATATACTTGGCCACCGACGGACTCGACCCGATCGAAAGTATGGTCGCGTTGAACGAAGCGCTGACGGACAAGCTGAGAGAGGCGGAGAATTCCAAGGTGGCGGCAGTCTGATGGACCGGCCGGAGAACCCCGAGGCGCCCGCGCCAGAGCCACTGGCGCCCGGTGTGGTGCCGATCGAGGCGCCGGAGCCACCAGCGCCCACGCCGCCGCCGGACCCGCTGGAAGGGCCAGACCTGCCAGGGCTGCCGCCGACCGAGCCACCGCCCGCGCCGCCGCCAGCGCCACCAGAGCCGCCGCCAGCGCCGGCCAGCAAGGCGAAGGGCAAGGGCGGCTTCGGCCAGCCCGCGACGGTGTGGACCGAGGTGCAGGACGAAGTGCTGCGCGAGCTACGCGGCGTGCAGGGGATGCCGATCGAGGCGATCAGCATCCGGCTCGGGCGCTGCGTGCATGTCGTGACCAAGCGGCTGCGCGCACTGCACATCAAGGCGCCCGAGAAGCCCCGCAAGGGAAAGCCGGTCCCGGTGCCCAAGGTCGAGGCGCCGAAGCCGGCTGGGCTGAACACGCTGCCACCGCTGCCGTCGCTGGCAGTGCCGCTCTACATCATCCCGCCGCGTCCGGGGTCGTCGGCAGACCGGCGGCGCTGATCAGTCGCATTGCGTGAAGCTGCGCCAGTCCTGCTGCCAGGACCGGCAGTGCTGCGACTGCCCGCCAGGACCCTGCACGTCGGTGTAGGTCATGAAGCCCCGGCGATAGCTCTGCCCGGTCCACGCCCGGCCGTCGGCGTCATTGCCGTGCATGTGGGTCATGAAGCCCTGGCGGTAGTTCTGCCACTCGACCGGCTGGGCATGCGCGAAGGCGAACATCGCCAGCACGATCAGCCAGATCATCGTGGCGAACAGCCAGCGATCGGCGCGCGGCTTCGGCTTCGGTTTGCGACGCTGCGGCGTGATCTCGATGTTCACCACGACGCGCCGTATCTCGGGGTCGCGTGGCGGCGGTGGCGGCACCGGCGCATGCGGCACTTCGTCGAGGATGTTGCCGAGCATCCAATCGAACGCGCCGCGCGGCGGCGGCTTCAGCTTACGCTGGATCATTGTCGCCATCCTCCGCGCGTCGCTGCTGAATCCGCCAGATTATCCGCAGCATCACGGCAAACATATCCTTCGGCTGCCCGCCCGTGAGCGATTCCGCTTGGCGATCGAGCGCTTCCGTCATGGCGAACGCCATCGCCATGTCGATATCGGCGAAGGTCTGGCCGTCGAAGATGTCGGTGATCCGGTCTGCCATCTTGGCGACGACATCATCGTCGCAGGCGTCGATCAGATGATCGACGATGTCGTCGAGTTGTTCGATGTAGTCTTCGATGTTCTGATTGGAGTTGGCGAATTCGGGAAAGCCGCTCATGGCAGCAGCACCGCGACGCGCATCAGCACCACGTTGGAGTCGGTGACCCCGGTGTCGATCTCCATGACGCGCTTGATCGCGTCGAGGTGCGGCAGGGCATCCTCCGGCGCGAGATCATACAGCCGCATCGCGGCTGCCCGCAGTGCCTGGGCGGCGGGCGAGAGGGCGGGGACGGTCGGCAGGCGATAGACCGTCGGTCGGGCTTGCCGCAGGCTGCGCTCGTCGCACAGCAGGCGGGCATAGATCGCGGCGAGCCGCGCGATACCGTCGTTCAATGGAGTGTGCTCCGCTTGTGCAGGACGTTCATGCTGCTCAACATCGCCTGAGCCTGCTGGCGTTGTTCCGGTGTCGGCTCGGGATCGACCAAGAGATTGGCCAAGGGGCCTTCGAAACCTTCCTCGCCGCCCGGATCGGTGCGCTCGACCAGATCGCTCACCTTGCCGTCCGCGTCGCGGATGATCTCCATCACCACGCCCCGGCAGTGGCGCTTGTCGTTCTCGCGGTAGACATTCACCACCACGAGGATTTCGATGCGATCCTCGCGTTCGGAGACCGGTGGGCCGGCCTCGGCGCGACGCCGCGTGGCGGCCTGAGACTCGCCGGGCAGTTGCCGATATTCAGCCGACCAGCATTCAGACATGAAGCTGATCGCCTCGACACCCTCGGCAACGCCCAATAGCCGGACCAGGGCGCGGGTCAGTCGCTTTTCCTCGCGGCTGGACCATTGGGCGGCGACCATATGGGATTGCTTGGGGCTGTGCAGCACGAACATCGGCTGCACCTCGCCGACCGACAAAATGATCGAGCGGGCAAAATCCACGTCGCTGGCAAGTTGTTTGCGCCAATCATGCGGCATCGTCGTTCTCCCCATCCTCGGCCTCGGCTTCTTCCGGCCAGACGAAAGTTTCCTCGCGGTCGCTCCATTCCATGCCGTCGGGAACCAGCCAGCAATCGCCATCCTGATGGATGCTGTATTCGACACCCTCCATGGTGATTGTCGCGTTGTCGCAGACATCCGACCACGCGTCCCAATAGAATTCGTGGTCCGGGCCGGCGTCGAGGATGGCCCAATCTTCCTCGGTCACGCCGGAAACGGTGGCGGCGCGATTGGCGAAGCTGGCAGCGAAGTTGCGCGGGATGTAAATCCCACGCGCGTCGGATAACCAGAGTTCCATTTCGGGGCGTTCGGTCATGCCGGCCTCCGGTCGTTGATGACGTGATTGATCAGCCGGGCATCGACCGCGACCACGGGACGCCAGCCAAACCAAGCGCGAGCCTCGGCGAACAACGCCTCTGGCTCGTCTCGCACTGCGAGCGCGACATTCAGCGCGCCCCAGAATTGCAGGAAGGTCATCGGGATCACTCCGCCGCCAGACCGCAGGCGGTCAGGAAGCGCTCGCGGTCGAAGCGCGGATTGTCCAGCGCGAACACGGCGCAGAGCCGATCGGCGATCTCGCGCAGCGCGGTGAAATGCGCGACGCGGTCGAAGTGGTCAGAGGATTGCGCGACGCTGGCCGCGAAGGCTTTGGCGACGCTGGTGTAGTGTTTCTTCGTCATGGGAAGACTCCAAGGAGTGTGTGCCTTCCCGAAATGCCATAAAGTGGCGCACTATGTCAAGCGGATTCCAGCTTACGGCGGCGGCGCTTTTCCGCGACGAGATCGTCAAAGGCGGCCTGAAAGTCGCCGTTCCAGAGCTTGGCGCGATGGTAGACCAGCGGGCGGGAGATGTCGGCTTCCCGGCACGCGAGCGACAGTGACATCTGGTAGCCGCGATGGGTGATCCAGATCACCGGCTTGCTGCGCCAGTTCCTCGGCGGCGGCGGCAGGCGTGGCGCTGCCGCCTTGCGGCGCCGCCCGCGATCGTCACGCGGCGGCTCGGGCCGGCTCGGCGAGCGGCGCAGCGCGGCGCAGGCTTCCAGCCACACCGCGATGCTGGTGGGCACTGGCGAGGCGCCGGTCGCCCACTCCCTGGTCAGCCGGTCAGAGCAGGTCAGCACGCCGGCGAGGCCGCGCAAGGAGTATCCAAGCGCGGCCACGCACTCGCGATAGCGGTCGGGGGTCATGCCGTCTCACTGATCGTCGTCAGGCGGAGATTGCCATAACCCGCCGCGCCAATCGTAACCCCACTCACGCATCTCGGTGTGGGATTCATCGTTGCACCGACAGGTCCCGTCGGCGCGGTAGTGCTCCGCCATCAGGATGAAATGCGGGCAGAGCTTTATCGCGCTCTGGGGAATTTCCCGCACGTCGGTTTCCACCGGCCGGCCGTTCTCATCCAAGTCGAGCTTGCTAAATCTGGGCATCACCATTTCCATTCCGCTGGGAGCTTTTCGTAGAGCATTCGACAATCCGTCTCGGCGCGCTGCGCGTCACGGATTTCTCCGGCCGCGCGATGGTTCATTTCGCGAGCACGGGCATCGCAGTAATGCGCGAGGCGGCGCAGATGGCGCGCCAGGATCGGCAGGTCTTCCACCACCATCGCGTCGGGGTTCAGATGCGCGAGCGCGTGGCTCATGCCACGCTCTGTCGCTTCGCGACGACATCGACGGTTCTGGCGAGCTTGGCGATCTCCTGTTCGATTTCATCCGCCGCGACGCGGTGGAAGGTCGCTGACTCGTCGTAGCCAGCGGACGCCCAAAGGCGGCCGGCAAGCCGGTGATGGGTCACCGCGACGTTCAGCCGCTCGTCGAGATAGGCCGCCCGTGCGGCCTCGTTCATGACCATCGCGAGGTTCAGCAGGTCGCGCCGGTCGAGGTCGAGGGCCGGCGCCGGGCGCGGGTTGTTCAGGCTTCCCATGTCAGTCTCCTATGTGTGCAGCCGCTTCAGCCTGCCACACAATGGCGCACTATGTCAACGACGTTGTTGTTCGGCGCGCCGGATCGCCCGGCGCAGCATGCGGGCGACCATCTGCTCGTAGTAGCGGGTCGAGGGCGTGGCGCTGAGGTAGACCGGTCCCGCGCCGTCGGGGTGGCGGCATACCAGATGCCCACCGCGAGCGACCTTGACTGTCCAGCCCATCGCCCTGATCTCGCGCATCCGCTTCTGGATACTCATGAGGCGACCACCCGATAGTCGGTGTGGTTACGGAAGCCGATCGAGGCGTCGCCGCGCTCGTGCTCGGCACGCCACCAGCGCTTGCCTTCGCAGGCCCGGCAGACCCACCGGTCGGCATCAGCGACCGCCGCGTCGATCGGGGTCCAGTCATCGCCGCAGGGCTGCCAGTCGTGCATGCAGCCGCCCATGCGGGCATAGCTGCGCGCGGTGCGGTTCTGGCAGTAATGCCCGCGCACCTCGTGGCGGCGTCGTGGCACGGCGTCGCCCGCCGGCGTGCCCATCACCCGCATCGTCTCGACCGCATTGAAATCGATCGTCACCGAGGTGTGCGCCAGGAACGGCGTCACCTTGCCACGATACCAGCCGCGTCCCGCCGGAGAGTTGGAATAGCGCGTGACGGTCGGGCGATTGAGCATCAGCAGCAGCGCGACGATGTTGCGCAGTTCGCCGGAACTGCCGCTGAAGGCGTAATTGAGCAGCCGGCGGTATTTCTCGGATTTCTCGGTATACAGGATAGGCGCCAAGCCGGCGCAGTAGCGCGCGCGCAGCTTGGTCAGATCGTCTTGGGACAGGCGGGTGGAGGTGGTGCCCCACAGATAGGCGTCGAGAGTTTCGCTGACGATGGAGCCTGCCTTCAGGAATTCCTCGTAGGCACCGTGCGGCCACTCGCTGTTCAGAAAATACTGGAACACGCCGGGCATCGGTTCCAGATGCGGATGATCGACGGTGCCGCCGGCGATCACCGTCGCGACGTTGCCGTCGATCAGATAGCCGAGTGTATGATCGGCGGTGCCATCCTGACCCGCCGGGTCGTTGCCCACCTCGCGCCAGAACTTCCAGTGGGGAAATTCGATCCACGTCAGATCGAACGGCGGGCGGGCGAAATCATGCTGGCGCACCAGTAGATCGGGAATGTCGCGGACGACATGCGCGACCTGCGTGGCGGCGTCTTCGTCGAGCACGAATTTATGCGCCGAGCGGGTCTTGCGAATCAGGTCATCGACGTAGGGTTGTTGTAGATACGACTTAGCGTTCTGGCCGCGCGAGGCGATGAAGCGATCGGCCAGGGTGGGGGTGCGCTTGTCGGTCATCGTGCCAGCACCATGGTGACCATGTTCAGCACGGCCTCAAGCTGTTGCAGCTTGGCGCGTTTGTCCGCCGCGTCGTGCCCACGGTTCGCCTTCAGATAGGCGCGGGTGCAGAAGTCGAGGCGTTCCAGCATATCGTGCTGCACCTCGACGGCGGAGGCGATCAGGCGGAGATCGGTGGTCAGGCTCATGACAGGTCTCCCGTGACGGCATCATCGTCGCGACTGCGGACGTCGTAGTCATCGAAGCGGCGGGCGAGCGGTCGCCAGTCGGTCTTCCGGCCCCAACGGTCCATGCGGGTCCAGACGTCTAGGTAGGCGTCATGGCGACGCTGATCGACGACGCTGTTCTTGAAGTTGGTGTAGTCGATGCGGCGCACCTCCGCCGCCATCGCGGCCTCGACGGTGCGGCGCTTGACCAGCGCGCGGAACTGGTAGTCCCGGTCGGGCGTTGCGCGGATGTTCGCGCCAGGGAACACCGCCTCGATATCCTCCCGCTGGCGGGCGCGCACCAGCAGCAGCTTCGGTCGCGAGGGATGCGCGACGATCGACAGGAAGGCGTCATTCAACATTACCCACATGGTGGGGTCCTCCTAAATGTGTGCATCCTGGCTATAGCAGGACTGGCGCACTATGTCAATAGTCGGGGTGCCGATGGATATCAGGATGATGAAGTTACGGGATGTGTTCCCGTATCGGCACAACCCGAGGATCATCAAGACGGCGGTGCCGAAGGTGATGGTCAGCCTAAAGGAATTCGGCTGGCAGCAGCCGATCGTGGTCGATACCAACATGGTCATCATCTGCGGCCACGTTCGCCACGCCGCCGCCAAGCGGCTGGGCATGACCGAGGTGCCGGTGCACGTCGCCGACAACCTCTCGCCCGAGAAGGTCCGCGCCTACCGGCTCGCCGATAACCGGCTCGGCCAGGAAGCCATCTGGGACGACCAACTGCTCAAGCTGGAGATGGGCGAGCTTCAGATGGGCGGCTGGGACCTGCTGATCTCCGGCTTTGAGCAGAAGGAGATCGACCGGCTGCTGATCAAGCGCACCAAGGGGCTGGTCGATCCCGACGCGATTCCCGGTGCGCCGCGCGTGCCGCGCGTGAAGCCCCGCGACGTCTGGCGGCTCGGCGTCCACACCCTCTACTGCGGCGACTGCCACGACATCTTCGACAGCCTGCCGAGGCTCGGCGGCGTGGTCACCGACCCGCCCTATGGCATCGGCTTTGAGTATGACCAGCACGACGACACCGACTACGGCGCCGAGGGATACGGCGCCTGGATATGGCGCATCATCGAACGCGCCGAGGCGTGCTGCGATCCCGGCTCGCCGGTCTTCGTCTGGCAGTCGCCGCGCAACATCCGGCGCCTCGTCGATTGGTTCCCGCGCGACTGGCAGCTATTCTGCGGCGCGCGGAACTTCGTCAACATGACGCCCGGCGCCACGATGTATCACGCCTACGACGCGGTGCTGGTGTGGTGGAAGATGCCGGGGCCGGAGCCGTGGTGCGCGCGCACCAACAATCGCGACTGGCACATGGCCGATACCGCGTCGGAAGCCGCCAAGCCCGGCAATATCCAGCGCCAGCATCCCTGCCCGCGCCCTGCCGATCAGGTCACCCACATCATCGAGCAATGGGTGCCGCCGGACGCCACGGTGTTCGATCCGTTCATCGGCTCGGGCACCACACTGATTGCCGCCGAGCGCACCGGGCGACGCTGCATCGGCACCGAGATCAGCCCGACCTATTGCGACATCGCCGTGTTGCGATGGGAACAATTCACCGGGCAGACCGCCATCTGCGAACGGGAGCCAGACGAGGATGATGCCAAAGGGCAAGAAGCTGATCGCGTTTCGCAGTGAAACGGGACATGCCGGAGAACGCGTGCGGATAGGCGAGCCGCGCGGCATCAGCGACGAGCACGGTCGATTGCCACCGATCGACATGCCGAGCGAGGAACAGCGCCAGATGGTCATGGTGCTCGCCGCCAACGGCAACGCCCACGACGTCATCTCCAAGGTGATCAAAATCTCCGAGAAGACGCTGCGCAAATATTGCAAGGCGGAACTCGCCGAGGGCCGCTTGCATGTGAAGGCGCGCATCGGCGCCGCCGTGGTGCGCGAGGCGCTGGCGGGCAATGTCGCGGCGCAGCGATATTGGCTGGTCACCCATGGCGGGCCGGAATGGCAACTGCCGACAGGCATGCTCAACGCCTACGGCGACATCGCCCACGGCAAGACGGGCAGCGGCGATGCCGATGTCGTTCATTTCTATATGCCACCGAATGGTCGCGACCTGCCGGAGCCTGACGAAGAAGTCACGTTCCCGCCGCTGATCGAGGGCGAGCCGGCGGTGAAGACCGGCACCGATGACCAATGAGCGCTGCCGTTGACGACCGTCTGAAGATCATGCCGCAGCCGGGACCGCAGACCGCGTTCCTGTCGAGCACGGCCGACATCTGCATCTACGGCGGCTCGGCCGGCTCGGGCAAATCCTTCGGCCTGATGCTGGAAGCCATGCGCTATGCGTGCAGCGTTCCCGGCTTCGACAGCGTGATGTTCCGCCGCAACACCACCGACATCCGCAAGCCCGGCGGGCTGTGGGATGAGTCGATGAAACTCTATCCGCACGCGCACGGCGTGCCGATCAACCACCAACTGACGTGGCGCTGGCCGGGCAAGGGTTCGATCAAGCTGTCGCATCTGGAATACGATCAGACCGTGCTGGACTGGCACGGCGCACAGGTGCCGCTGATCTGCTTCGACGAATTGACCACCTTCACGAAATACCAGTTCTTCTACCTGCTCAGCCGCAATCGCGGCATGACCGGCGTGCGACCGTATATCCGCGCGTCATGCAATGCCGACGCCGGCTCATGGGTCGCCGATCTGATCCAGTGGTGGTGGGACCCGGTCACCGGCTATCCGATCCCTGAGCGCTCCGGCGTGGTGCGCTACTTCGTGCGCGGCCACGATGATTCACTGATCTGGTTCGACACCGCGAAAGAGGCGATGGCGGTGACCGGTCGCACGCGCGACCAGATCAAATCGCTGACCTTCATCGCGGCGAAGCTCGCCGATAACCCGGCGCTGATGCGCAACGACCCGGCCTATGTCGGCAATCTGATGGCACTGCCGCAGGTCGAGCGCGAACGGCTGCTGAACGGCAACTGGAAGATCAGGCCGAGCGCCGGCCTCTACTTCAACCGCGCCTGGGTCAAGGTGGTGGATATCTCGCCGGTGGTGGTGCAGACCGCGCGCGGATGGGATTTGGCGGCGACGCCGGAGACCGCCGAGAACGATCCGGATTTCACCGCCAGCGTGAAGATCGGCCGGCTGATCGACGGCACCTATCTGGTCATGCACGCCACCGCGTTTCGCGGCACGCCCGCCGAGGTCGAGCGCGCGGTGATGAACATCTCGACGCAGGACGGCTACGACGTCACCATCGGGCTGCCGCAGGACCCTGGACAGGCGGGCAAGTCGCAGATCGCGCAGTTCACCCGCATCATGGCGGGCTTCCCACTGGAATCCACACCGGAGACCGGCGACAAGATCACCCGCTTCTCGCCGTTCTCGGCGCAGGCCGAGGCGGGCAATGTGCTGGTGCTGCGCGGCGACTGGAACGAGGCGTGGTTACAGCAATTGGAGGGCTTCCCCGAACTGCCGCACGACGACGTGGTGGACGCCACGTCGCGCGCCTTCCATCTGGTCGCGGCCTCCACCCTGGCGGAGTGGATGCGCCTCTAGTGCGGCATCTCCGGCTCGATCATGCGGTGCACGGCGGCAATCAGCGTGCGCTGCGCCTTGGGGTCGGGTTCCCCGGTGATGATGCGATTGATGATCATCGACGCCGCCATCAGCATATCGCCATTGCTGTGCCCGTCGCCGGCAGCCAGCAGTTTGTTGCCTAGCGCCGCAATGCGCTGCGCCTCGCTTCTCTCGGATGCGTCACTCATTCCGCTGGTCGCGCCGCTACGCCGGTGATGATCGTGATCAGATGGTCGCGCAGCGTGCGGTTCTCGGCGATAAGTTCCTGAGTATTCCCGACCGCCGCCATCAGCGCATTGATCGCGGTCTCGATCGCGGTCAGCCGCTTGGTGTCCTGCTCGGCGTTATGGTGCGCGGCCTCCACCGTGACGTTGAACCGCGAGGCGAAGGTGGCGAAGTCGCGACGCAACACCTCGACCGCATTGCGGGCGAAGTCGTAGTTGTCTGCCGCGTCGCCGGCGCGCGCGCGATTGAACGCCGCCTCCATCCGGCGGACGTCGGCATGCAGCAGCGCCAGACGCGATTCCCAAGGCTCGGCGCCGTTCGCCGGGGTCGCCGGTGGCGGCTTGCGCCCGACGCCGGGCGGACGACCGCGCCGCTTCTTACCGTTGGTCAGCGGACGGGCTGTCGGAGGATTTGCCATGACGCGAGCCTATCGCAGTGTCTGATCAGCCGTCATCCGGACAGCCCGAGCGCCAGCGCATCCGCGTGCCGGCAGGGTCGAGCAACGACCGGCTCGGCCATCTGACCACCGATGCGATTACCAATTTCGTGGCGCGCATCGGCATCGGCACCGGCAACCAACTGGCGGCCAGCAGCTACAACTTCATGCCGATCTCGCGCATTCAGCAGATGCTGGAATGGGCGTATCGCGGCTCGTGGATCATCGGCGCGGCGGTGGATTGCGTGGCGGACGACATGACCCGCGCCGGGATTCAGATGAACTCCGACACCGACCCGGACGACATCGAGCAATTGCAGACAGCGATGCACGAGACCTTGCTGTGGCAGTCGCTGAACGAGACCGTCAAATGGTCGCGGCTCTACGGCGGCGCGCTGATGGTGATGCAGATCGATGGCCAGGACATGGCCACCGAACTGGACCCGGAGACGGTCAGCGAAGGCCAACTCAAGGGCTTCATGGTGCTCGACCGTTGGATGGTGCAGCAGACCTTCAGCGATCTGGTGCTCGACTACGGTCCCGATTACGGCATGCCGCGCTTCTACGACGTGATCGCCACCGCGCCGTTCATGCCGCGCCAGCGCATCCACTACACGCGATGCGTCAGGATGGACGGCGTCACGCTGCCGTTTCGTCAGAAACTATCGGAAAACGGCTGGGGCATGTCGGTCATCGAGCGACTGTATGACCGGCTGATCGCGTTCGACAGCGGCACCATGGGCGCCGCGCAACTGCTCTACAAAGCCTACCTGCGCACCTACAAGGTCGAGGGCTATCGCAATCTGATCGGTGCCGGCGGGCCGCTGCAAGAGCGCTTCGCGCGCACCATGGAACTGATGCGGATCATGCAGTCGAACGAGGGCATGACCGTCATCGACGCGAAGGACGAATTCGAAACCCACGCCTACAGCTTCTCCGGCATTCCGGAGACCCTGATGATCCTCGGACAGCAGATATCCGGCGCGCTCGGCATCCCACTGGTGCGGCTGTTTGGCCAGTCGCCGAGCGGCATGAACGCCACCGGCGAGAGCGACATCCGGCTCTACTACGACATGATCAACTCGACGCAGGAAGCCCGGCTGCGCCGGCCACTCACCCGCGTCTTCGACGTGTTCTGGCAATCGGTGCTCGGCAAGCCGGCGCCCGACACATGGGGCTTCTCGTTCCGCTCGCTGCGCCAGCTAGATGAACTGGAGAAGGCCGAGCTTGCGCAGCGCGACGCCGACACCATCAACATGCTGCATCAGGGCGGCATCATCTCGACCACGATCGCACTGCTGGAACTCAAGCAAAGCTCGATCATCACCGGGCGATTCACCAACATCACCGAGGAAGATATCGAGGACAGCAAGCAGGCGCCGCCGCCATGGGAGCCGCCCGACCCGGCGGCCGGCGGCATGCCCGGCATGCCCGGCATGATGCCAGGGATGCCAGGGGCGCCACCGCATCCCGGCCTGCCAGGGGCGCCGCCAGGAATGCCCGGCGCGAAGCCGCCCGGCTTTGGCGGCGCGGCTGGCGCCAAGCCGCCGGGCGGCGGTGGCGGTGCCTCGGTGCCGCAGCCCAAGGCCACGGCGGGGCCATTCGGCAAGAGCAGCAGCGAGGATTCCACACCACCACACTCGGCGGCGTATTGGCGGCGCGAAGCCTGACCGTGGCGACCCTCGACGACGCGGAGACCCGCGCCGAGGCCCGCGCGCGCAGGCGCAAGGAATTCCGCGCCGAGCAGGAATTCGCCAGGGCGCACAATGCGCAGATGTCCTATGGCGCGGCGCTGCGGCTGTATGCCAAGCAGATCGCGCAGATCATCGGCTTTCACGCCGAGGGCGACCCGCTGCTGGTGCCGCCCGAGAAGATGACCGAACTGACCGAGGCGTT